TACGAGTGCTGCTCCCCCGACGAGGAAGGGCTGGCTGAGCGACCCTCACCGACGAGGCGTAACCGAAGTTGGCACGCGCCATATTCCGTTTAGCGGCTGCCCGACGAGCGCGACTCTGCCCATACCCACGAGCAAAGCCTTTACCGAACGCACCCACAGCACCCGGCAACTGACGCGCTGTTCTTCCCGCTGCTGCAACTTTGCGCGGATTCTCCCCCGCATACAAAACTGCCGTAGCCGCCGAAGCTCCATAGTATGCCGCAAACGTTCCGACCTGTTTTGCCGCAAACCTGCGATTGGCCTGTTTTCTTGTTAATTGTTTCTTACCTTTGTACTTAACGGCATTGTTATGCTTCTTCCATGCGTAATCCCTTTTCGCACGATATTGAGCAACGCCGATCCCCGCTGCCAGCCGGCCACCGTACTTACCCTTAACGTAAGCCTTACTAACAGTGCTTCTCGATTCTTTGTTGGCTTTACGATAATTTTTACGCCGCTTACGGGCAGAGGCTAGCTGAGCCTTCCGAAGAGCCGCTTTGCGTTTCGCGGTCATCAAATAACGAGCCATATCAGAACCTCATTCCGTAATTCGTTTTGTTTGCGCTTTTAACAACTCTGTTCACCATTGCGGATTGCCGGTATCCTTGGACGGCAAGCACCCCCATGGTCCCTCCTAAAACAGCACTGACACTACGAACGGCGTACACCTGACCGTTGGTGAGGGGGAGAACTTTTTTATGGGGTTTCTTCAGATGTTTTCTAGCACGCGCAGAAGCTCGCTGAGCTTTACGCAAAGCTGCCTTACGCTTTGCGGTAAAACGATAGCGAGCCATGAGCTACTTCTTTCTCTTTGAATACCGCTTAATACGACGATCTACTCTTTTCATTTTTCTCCCGTACCTTATGTTGTAACGGGAAGCTCTTCGTAATTTACGAAAAGCAGCGCGATTAGTTTTGCTGGAACGATTTGTAGCCATCCCAGACTTGCGGCCATTTTCATCAACGTATTCTTGAATGCCCCTGCGCTTCGACCTTCTAGAAGCCAGTTTCTTTGAGCTTTTAGCTTTAATTTTTTTCTTGCGTTTTCGTGCGGAAGCAAGCCTTGCCTTACGCAAAGCCTCTTTTCTAGCTGGGGTTAAAACGTAACGAGCCATCAGCGACGGCTCTTCCTACGTTTCTTATCCCTCGCGTAAGAAACACCCAACATTGTCAGAGAAGCATAGTTCGCGTGCCGAATGGAATTAGCCTTGCGATACCCACGCTGAATCTTCCCGGCCCTCTTCTTCGACCCGCCGGTTCTGGTCTTGTAGTAGCCTTCGGAATTGTAGTAATCCCGTGCGCGACGATAATGCGCTCCCGGCCCCTTATGTCCAGCCTGGTACCTGCGCTTGACCTCTCGACCCGCTCGCCTGACAACACCGGCTTTTTTCTTGCCGCCCTTCCTTCTCTTACGAGCGGAAGCAGCTTGGGCTTTGCGAAGCGCAGCCTTTTGCTTCGCGGTCCTTACTCGACGTGCCATTATGGGTGTCTCCTGCCCTTCTTTCCAGAATGTTTTGATTCTGGAAGTCTGCGGTATCTAACCTTCTTTCCACCCTTGGTTTTGTGTGCCTTTTCCCGTGCCCACGGCTGCTTGCTGGCGAAGGCCCAACGCCACTGTTTCTTGGACTTGAAACCCCTGTAAGTACCCTTTTTCTTCTTTTTTTTACGAGCCATTTTTACTGCGCTCTTTCATAAAACCAGAAAGAGAACCACGGTTGCGCGGTTTCCTCCGGTATCTTTTAATACCAGGAGTCATCAAACTGATTCTGGGCATCCCACCGCTGTAGAGCACCCGTGTCGAGGCGCGAAATCTTTTGGTTCGTTTAGAACCAAATCTAGCCATGCCTAGATTTTAACTGCTCCCAAGATCAATCGTCTGTTGATCCTGCTCCGACACACCTTGATCCTCAAAGCCACCACCAGAATCACCACCCAGGTATTGCGCGGAGAACGGGTCTTGTGCTACGGCGTTGGCGCTCGCCTGCTCATTGAGCATGGCAGCAATGTCATCATCATTAAGTGGATTGCCGTTGATATCCACAGTCGGATAGTTCCAACCCAGCGAACGCAGCTTGGCAACCGCCATGGACGTGAGAATCAGGTTCGACGTGACCAGTAGCAGCGTTTCCTGAACCTGCGCGTCACGATTCTTCGGCATGGGATCATCAAAGATCGTCACCACCGACATTTCTTGCATGGCTTCCCAACTGGGAAACATTTCAGGCTCATACGCCGGAAGCCACATCGTTGTCAGATCGTGGAACATTTGATCTAAAACGCTGACAAGCTCTTCTTCTTTTTCCGCGTTCTGCGCCAGTAGAGGCATGAGTTGCAACTGCAACGAAATTCCCGACTCCGCAACAGATACATCCACTCGCCCAATAGCAATCTCAGGAGTGCCGGAAGCTTCACTCAAACCTTTTTCATCAATAAACGTCATGTGGTTCTGGTACGGAGTAACGTCAGAAACACCCGTCACCCTGGTGAATTCTTGATCCGTACCGATTTCGATGATCTGCATGGGACCGATATTCCAATCAGTAGTATTCCCCGCCTCATCCTGGGGTGGTGCCGCATTCGTGACGTACATACCAAGCCCCTGGAACACCATCGTGGCATCCTCGTCAGTCAGGCTCTGGTTGATGGCGTACAACAGCGTTTCCAGCCCAGTCAACTGCGAGTGACCCCATGTGCTGTTCTGCGGAGGATTATTACGCCATTTGTAGACAGGAAGTTGAGTAATAGAGGGAGGAAGCTGATACGGCTCTTCGTCAACGCCGGGATTGGGAACAGCCTCAATCTTTTCCGCAGACTTGACGGTACGGTCATCCCATTTGCCGATTTCAAAGAACTTCAGTTCGCTGGTAACACCAACCGATTCTGACCCGCCTTCTGGTTAGACCAACCGAAACGTCCTGCGCCGCGCAACTTTCTTGTCCTCTTTGTCAGGTTCGCGGAAGTCCTGAACCGTATCCACGATGTGAACGCCAACCACCTTGCCGTTGGCATCCTCAATCTCAAACAACTGCCTGGGGTCAAGCTCAACCAGCGAGAGGCGTGAGCCGGGAAGCTTCTCAGGGCTGCCGTAGAGGTAGAAGCACCCATCCCCTCGTACCAGACCCCACCGCTTACTGGACGCGAACTTGGACCGAATGGCTTCCCGCTTGAAGAACGTGCCGAACCAATAGTCCAATTGCTGCTGCGTTCCGTTGTCTCCTTGACCTTCAACGAAATAGTTGAGTCCCACACCAAGGAATCGGTTGGTGGCTTCGATGATCTTCTTGCCACTGGGCATGAGAATTGGATACGAGTCATCCCCACGCAGCGTGATTTTCAGCGTTTGTGAACTGTTGATGTAAAGATTTTCGTAAAGATCGTAAGCTTGGATACGTCGCTTGTCATCAGAATTCGTGACGTTGGCATCCCCACCAGAAACGAAATCCAAAGCCGCGCTGTACTGCTTAAGGTTGTATCCCATGCGAGTATCCTACCTTTAACCTTTCCACGTTCCACGAACTTTGCCTGTATGCCTAGCCCCGATACCTGCTGGCTCTGCACCATAATCCCGCTTGCTGCCCAACCCACGCAAGAATTTGGCGTGGCTGATCCGCGTTCCCCCGCCGTACTGCGTGGCAGCGTCGTGGTAGCGACCGGCAAGGAATCGACCTAACGCCTCTGGCGTGTGATCGTCCTTCTTCATGGGCATTTCAAATCTTTTCGTTGAAGATTCGACCTGCTCGTTTTTCATTTCGGGATAACGATACTGTCCAAGCTCATAAATGGTGTGCCCACACTTGGTGGAAATCATCATTCTTGGACGTTGTTTGTCTTTTCCTGCTGGGTGTTTTTTCCAGTTTGGGGCGTTGAGTTCGTGATCGTTGACTCTATCTTTGAGGGCGAGTCGGATGAGGTTGAGTCGATTAGATAATTCCCCGCCGGTGTGGGGTCGAGCCGAAACACGCTTCCCAGCGCGACGGAATATATTTTCCAGCGTGCGCGTGTCACCCGGTGATGCTGGGTCTGGGTAGAACGAAGTACAGCTATCGGGTAATAACCCTCGTCTAAGAATCTCATGTGCAAACTCATCAGGGGCTAGATTCTCTTGGTACAGTTCGTCAATAACATTGATTTCTCCCCACGGACCAATTTGTATGAGTAGCCAAACATTTGGGTTTCTGTATCCGTAGTCTACCGCTGCAACAGTTTCCCAATTCGGATTATAGGGAAGGAGTCTGGTGTGAGTCTCTTCGTCAAACTCTTTAAAAACCTTACCGACGAAATCTGTGAAATCTGCGGCAACCTCCTGCTGGAACATAGGGATAGTCAGATCGTTTGCCATCTGTGCTATCTCACGATCAATCACAAGGTTTTCTTTACAGATGATATCGAACGCCGTTAGTTCAGGATGATCGTTCATAATGTGCAGTAACCGCTTGACGTGATCGTCCCTGGTTTCGGTACGAAAAACGTGGGGATTCTTCCACGAGGGAATCCTGAATCCGTTCCAGCCTTCGTTCCCCGGCTGAATCGAGTCCATATACAGACGGTGGAACCAATTCTTTCCTTCTGGCGTGGACGTGAAGATCGCCCACCCGCCGAAGTCGGCTAGTGTCGGACGAATCAACTGATCCCAAGTGTTTTGTTTCATCTTCGCAGCTTCATCAAAGATGACACCGGAAAGAGCTTCACCGACCAAGCTATTCGGCCTGTTCTCAGATTTAGCCTGAAGGATGAAGGCACCTTCCCAAAGAGACACCACCATATCTCCGGTTTGTACCGAATAGTAGGTGCCGGGACGATCAAAGGGCAGACCTAACTTTGAGCATTTGTCATAGAAGACACGAAACGCTTTTTCCGAATCAGCATATTCTGGTCCCACAATCCAATATTCCATGCGTTGACCGTTAGCCCTGAGCGTACTGGCCCGCTTTCTGGCGAGAAACGCATATGGCAAAAGCTCATGTGCTTCCATATTTGATTTTCCCAAACGTCTTCCGCAGGGAAGAACTTTCATACGGCTGGGGTCTTCCATCACCCTTAATTGGGCTTCGTGTGGTTCAAAAACCCGCCGTACTTCCCCATTCTCGTCCTTGTATTTTGCATCAAGGACGGTCCATTTGCTCATTCCACCCATGAAAAGACCCTCCTTCCAGGATCGTCAACACGGTCTCGGCGACGATGTTGCGACCCATAGCCTCATCGGCTGTGCCCACGTCACGCCAGCCCACGCCAGCCTCCCGCTCGCAGTAGTCGATGACGTGGCGCAGACTCAGTTCCGCGATCACCGCGTCGGCCAGGGTGTAGGCCCAGTCCGGTATCGGGATATCGGCGGCGTATTCGCTTGGCTTCATGCCCAGTTGGGCTAGCTGCCGGTCCCGGTGGGTGATCCACGCGATGCGTGCCATGCGGTCGGTGAGGTTAGTCATCTTTAAAGCTCCTCCTCCATGTATTTCTTGACTAACTCAGCTTCGCTAGTTGTTGGGCTTCCCGGTAGAGGTCTTCGGGGATGCGGAAGGACTTGAGCGGTGTGCGGGGCGCATTCGGCATAGGTGTCATTACACCACCTCCGGCTCATTGGCCTCACGTCCGTCGAGGCTGTGATGCGTGATGACCCATCCACACGCCCCGTCCGCATCGAGAACAGGCTCAGAAGTGGGGCCGCACGGACAGTCGCCGCCGTCGGTGTCGTGCTCGATGAGGTCGTTATTCGGATAGACGTGCACCGTCTGCGGCATTACTGGCCCCGCTGTTCAGTGAAGTCGAACCATGCCTCGCTGCGACTCTCCACGCTCTCGTCGAGCAGGGCGAGCGCGACGGTGATGCGTTCCCTAATGCCGTCGTCCATGAACAACTCCAGTTGGCGTCGAGCTGCTCGCATGTTCCGCTCGTCGTCCTCCAACCGCTGCTGCCGTTCGGCGATGACGGCATACGCACTGCGGAGCTTGTCGCGCAAATCCTGTTTTTCCGCCACCAACTGATTGCAGTCCTGGCACACCGGCTCTACCATCACGCCTCCCAATGAGCGCGGCCACGCTCCCAGAAAATCTGGACACTCATCTCGTCCGTGAAGACTTCAGGGCTCACGGGCGAGCCTCAAGAACTCGTCAAACTCCGAAGGCGTGAGTTCGATGCCGCCGCCCAAAACCGCACCGGGGGCCGTCGGCAGGATCGTTTGTTCTGCAATCCAATCTGTGACGTAGCGGTAACCACGGTGCCCATATCCAGGCACGCGGAATCCACCTAAATCCTCCCGGCGCAGCCCCAACTCGCGGATCACCGCGTCGGCCAGGGTGTAGCAGACCGGCTTGCTGTCGCCTTCAAGCTCTGACGCGCCGGGGCAGTCGGGGCGCACCATCAGCTTGCGGGCGTACTCGTCGCTAGCGTCGTAGATCGCGGCAGCGATCCGGTAGCGGAGGTTGTCACTCATCGGTTCTCCATTTGTCTCGCAGCACAGTGGCGATCCTGTCGCGGAGGTCAGTCATCAGCACTGGCACCCCAACTCATTCAGTCGGGTGATGGCGTGGCTCGCCACCCTCCTGGCTTCATCCGTCCAAAACTCGCTGTCGCCGGTTCCACCGATCCAACATGTTGATCCCGCGCCGACAAGTTGGTGTATCAACTGCGGTATGTCTTCTGCGGCGGCAAACATATTTTCACTCATCAGCTTCCCATTCGGTGACGTAACGGCGGCAGGCCCGATCAACAACGCCATTCGGGCCTAGTCCGTAGCTGCGTACCTTGTTGACCCTCCGCAGCCCTAGTTCTTCCACTATCGCGGCGGCTATGAACTTGATGTCTGCGTCGGAGAGTTTGCACACCCGCATGTCGTCAACGGCTCTGATTGCGGCGGCTATGCGGTTGGTGAGGTTGTCAGTCATCGGTTGTCCAATCGGTGATGTAGCGATATTTGCCTGTGCCGACGATTCCGTCAGGGCCAGCAACCTGGATTCGCAGTCCCAATTCCGCGATTATCGCGTCGGCCACATGCTCCACGTATCCGCTAAGCCCTTGATTTCCGCATCCGCATTCGTTGCGTCCAGCGTCGTAGTTAGTGAGTTGGTCCTCGACATGCTCACGGAGTACCGCAGCGATCCGGTAGCGGAGGTTGTCACTCATCAAATATCTCCATCAGTCGGGCGTTGATTTCAGTGACTTCGGCGAGTTTGGGGTGGGACCAAATATTCAGTTCAGTGACCTCCTAGTCGCGTTGCATCCTGTGACACTCGTCCGCGTAGCTAACTCCTAGACCTTAACAAATAAACAGGGTGCTGTCGAGTGCAGGACAAAACGAAAAACTTAAATCCCTTACCGGAATCTATTTTGTCAATTCTTGAAAGTTCTTGCTTTCCAGAGAACTTCAAAGTTTCCTTCCTCAAAGAGAAATGCACACCAAGGGACGTGGAACCTTGATGTGCATTCTCTCAACCCACGGTGGAAGGTGGGGAGTCTATTGCCGTCACAACGTGGTGTCGGTACCCGCGCTGGGATCGTAGACCCCATGCGACAGGTTGGAACTGCGAGGCACCACGACACCAAAGATGGTATCCGACGACGTAGGACGCGGCTTGGACGGCATGTTGACGACCTCACCCTTGGGCCGCTGATCGGCTGCCGCAGCAGCGATAGCGCGAGCCTCAGAGGCATCCACGATGATCGGGATGGGACGAGTAGCCATGTTCCGGCCATCGAACATCTTCTGCATACGCGGAGGCATCCCGGTGGTGCTGGGTGACGCTCCGATACGAGGCATACGGGCCATGCTTCCTCCTAAGTCCCGTTCATCTTAGCAAGTTTTGCTTCGGTCTGTTCTTCAGGACACACCAGCTTCATTTTCCACTTTCCACGATCTTGTCCACGGGTGATTTCTTTCCATTCAATCGCCCAGGCCAAATCTTTTACAGTAGTAGCTCCTTGTGCTCGTCCTGCGAAACGTCGCTGCTTTGCCTTGCTGCGAGCTTTCTTGAGTTCCTTCTGTCTATCGCGTTCTTTTCGTTGTTCTTCAACCATGCTGACATGGTGGAGATTGTCTCTTTGCTGATCGTGATGAATCCCGCTCTGGTCATCATCGTCACCATCCCGTCCTTCTCGCTGAACATCAGACGGGTCTGGTCGAGAATGCCAATCTTCGCCAAGCGAATCTTCATCCTCAACTTCCACATCCAAAATTTGTCCGAGATCGCTTCCATTCGATCCCTCATCGTTTTCTCGATAATGATTCCCATTTTCTCCACCTTCAAGTTCCAGTCTGCTTGACGCAACTTTCTGTCGATAATCCTCTCTGCTCCCCGCGTCAATAGCATCGAAAATAGTCTCATACGGCTTCTCCACAGTTGCATGTACCAGTAGATCGGGTGTCTTACCCATGACCCGCTCGCTGACCCATTGCGCGGCCTTGATGCGATCTGCTGGCTCAACTAAATCTGATTCTGCAATATCCACCATCACGTTGATCATGGACGCAGTTTTGGTCTGCATGAAACGGTTCAATCTTCGATGCAGTTCTTGTGCGAGCATCTGGTGAAATTTCGTTCCCAGCTTCAACGATGCAACTTTCACACCTTGATCGTTGAGAACGTACATGCCTTGGATTTCTTCGTCTGTCAAATCTTCGACAGACATAAAACCTTGCATAAATTTTTGCGTGCGGTCCAAACCCGCTGATCTGTCTTGCGGTACGGGCGCCACGTTGTGAGGACTCATTTTCTTATCGGCGGGGTGTAAAGCACCACCGTGATTGCGGCACAGGTGAGAACGGTTGACAGCGCGAGAATTACATCGTCCACCATCTGAGTCCCGTCCCGTCTTATATGCAGAACAAAGAATATATCCCTCTTTGTCAGTTCTAACGTTCCCAACTTTAGATAGCTGGACGTCTTCGGGCCAGTCTGTCAGCCGAAAATTTCCTCGCATCTTGAACGGAACGTGATGTGACAGTCTCCTAAACTTGTTTTTCGCTCCTGGTGGTATCAGGTCTTCTCGTGGATCAATGAAGGTTGGTACTTCTTTGCCCAGTTCTGGAATAAATTTATTCGGCCCGTCTGCGTCTGCGAGGGTAACTTTTTTATCAAGATCGCAGTCCCATATCACTGAAATCTCCAATTAGATACTAAAATGGCAACCAGTCTCATTCTTGACGATTTACGCCGTAAGTGTACTTAGGCTGTTTGTAAACATACGGGGGACTCTGTTTTTTCTCTTTGACAAGTTTCGGTCCCGGCCCGAAACCGTCAGGATTGCCAAGTTCATACGGCATGTCCTCAATATTTTCTTCTGGGTTCGTCGCATCAAGTCGCTTTTGAGAAGCGTATGTCAACGATGCGTCGCCCTTCCCCGGCTCAACACCCCAGGGAAGCCGTCTTTGGCTCTGGTAATCGCTCTCAGGGTGCGGGAATCGGCCATCCCCATGCGATAGCTCAGACCGTCCTGGCCTCTTCCCCGGCCTCAGTGGCTGCGTCATCCCTTGATCCTACCTCTCACCCTCATCCTCACCCTCACTTACCGATACTTCTTCAGCATCATCATCTGCCGTTCCAAGAACGCCAGCTTCCAACACCGCTCGCACACCAGCACCCCCAGAGACTTCCCGACGTAATCCCGCTTGTTCCACGTCGCTCCACACCGATCACACCATCCCGCCTTCTTGGCCGGGAACATCGAATCCCGAACGTTCATGTGCATGCCCTCACCCTACCCTTTCTGGGCTAGCCCAGCAACCCTTTCCTCACAACCCGCCGTTCCCCCAGTTCCCCAATGCCGGTTCTCTTTTTGCACCTCCCTGACCTGCGGGTTCTCGTTTGGTTCCTCCACGATACCTCTTTGACCTGCGGGTTCTTCAGTTCCTCTTTTTTTCGCCCAAACTCTCTTACATACGTACACGCGGCGCACATACACATACCTATTCTCTTTATATATCTACTACTACTACTACTTCTAAAAAAAGAGGAACTAAGAGGAACAGGGAACCAAAACATGTCCTGACCTGCACCGATACCCGGTTCCCGTTTTCATCTCAACCCCCTTCGGTTCCCGAATTTTCGGGAACCCTAGTCGCCAGATTGCACGACCTGAAACTTTCCGATCTGTGTAACATTCTGATCCTTGAAACTCTTGATCTTCACGCCCATCCAGTACATTCCGATTTCTCCGTTGAACCTCATCTTTTTCTTTTCGTAGCCAAGCGCAGCGATCCGACGTGTGAACTTTGGCTGCGAAAGCTGGTCCTTTTGAAGAATTTTGTTGGAGTGGCACCATGCCGTGTACCGGTTATAAAGATCACCGACGTGAATCACCCAATCTTTGTGATGCTGCCACTGAACGTCTTTCGACTTTCTCAACGAATGAGACTTCAAAACTTCTCTGGTGAAAGTGGAAACATCGTCCAAGTCGGCAAAGAATTCATCCGTTGCTTGTTCAATCGCATCCAGTTGGGGAAGACGGCCCAGTCTCCGGTACTCGACGTAACCGTCCACCAGCCACCGCAGTGCAGCCATCGCGCACACGTCTTCCACCACTCGCCCCGCGCTCTTGTCGATCACATCGGGGCGCGTGGTGAAGGGGATGGTGATGAGTCGGTCGCGCAATGCCTCATCGTTTCCGCTGATCTTCGGTGCCTCGTTTGTTGCCATGACGACGACGAATTGAGGAACGGCAGAAACAGAGGCATTGCTGTACTTGATGGAAAACGGAATCTTGTCTACGTTGCCAGTGATTCGTTTAATCAATGGTGAAGAAAGTTGATCGTCTTCATCAAATTCTGAACACAGAGCTATCCGGCTGTTCACGGCGTTGAAGAGAACTTCGTTGAACTTGCTCTGTTGCAAAGCAGATGAGTTGATAACCGCTGCGTAATCGCCAATCGCTTTTTCTATCACTGCGAGCATGGTGGATTTACCGGTGTTGGTGCCACCTTGGAGGACCACCATGATTTTTTCTGGGTTTCCCCCCATCAGGCAGTGGCCCAGGATGATTTGTGCCGCGTTGCGAATGTCTGGATCGGGAAGAAATGTTTCCAGGTAGTCGCTCCACAGCCGGGTAGCCAGTTCAGATGGCTCTTCCCACCTGTTGCCGGTACTCATGGTGACGTAATCCCCCGGCTCAGCGTCACGCAGGCGAATGTTCTGCCCGTCTAGCTCTAGAACCCCGTTGGTCATGCCCAACAACAGGGGATTGGAGTCCAAATCCTCGTATGCAACGCGATACTTTTCTTCTACGAAAGACTTTGAGGCAGAAATCGCTGCGTCTGCTGCTGTGTTGTTTCCTGACTTACGAGAGAATTCGTCCCAGATGGTGAACTCTGCTCGTGCGTCCACGATGGCTTGATCCACAGCCTGTCCACTGCCTCGCGTGACAACGGTAGCCCCTGGCCCTGCCGCCTGGATGGCATTCTGAATGGCGGTTTGCAGTGCGCCCAAGCAGGCTTCTGCATACGCTTTTTGACGCATCTGCACACTTCTCCACAACACTCTCATCAGTGAGTTGTGGTCTGAATCGTCTACTTCCCAGTGTGGATGGTCTGTTCCGTTGTCGGTCCAGATGATCCATCCTTTGCCTTCGACCCAGCGAAAACTTGGACCATGCTTAAGAGTTGAGAATGTATGGATCAGATGTAGTGCGTTGCCGTCATCGTTTCTTTCGTATTCCGGTACAGGGCGTAACCCGAATGAGCCTGGAACAGAGTTAACGAAATTCTTGGGTGGTTCCGGTGGCCCCAGAGCTTCCCATACCGCCGAAAGATCGACCTGGCATTCTCCGACGATCCGACGCTTACCCAGGTCGATTTCTTTCTTGATCTTGCGAAGGGCACCGGGAAGGCTTCTGCTGTGTTCTCCGCGAATTTCGTCAATACTTCTTTTGTTGCGGTCAACTACATCGTTGACCCAGGCATCTTCAAATTTCTTGATGCCTGCGAAGAACCCGCTGTGTCCTTCCATGGCGAAGCAGACCTGTTGCCAGTGCCCCATGAGAAGTTTGTCGTGGGAAGCCGGATCGTCGGCCATCTCCTGTATCCGGCGGGTGACCGCATCCTCCATGTGAGCGCACATCTCGCCGTGAACGTCGGCTCCGGTACGTTCAAACCAATCAAGGATTTCGTCGGTGCTGCTGTCGAGGTCAATGTCAGCGTGTCCACCCTCTGCTGACCCCAGCATCCGGTCCAGCCATGCCGTAGGTAGCTCTGGAAGCTCGCTGGCATCCGGTAGCTCCCCGTCCCACGTCGCGGTCCACGCCGATTTCCCCGCTTCATCCGGTCTTACCCCCGGCGGGTACCACCAGTACATGTCGCCGCTGGGGTGTAGCGAGGGCCAGACTACGGAGTAGCGGTGACCGCGCCAGATGGTGTCGATTCCTTTGCCGATATCCTTGAGATTCAGTCCTCGTGGAACGAGGTAATATCTGTGTCCTGAGACACCATCTGTTTTGGATGTGCAAATCCATGTGGGTGGCAGCGGTCCCAGTTCTTTTTCCCACGCTGCGAGAGTTTCTTCCCCGGTTTTGTCGTCATAGGCATCTACGTCAAGGGCAATGATTTCTCTGTCCTTGGTGACACCAGCCAAACGTAGACAGATGTTGCGCTGCCCCAAGGCTTTCCATTCTTCGGTCTTCTCCCGTGTCGGGTAGCCCTTGGCCTTGCCGCCTGTCCATCCAGATATCGGCGGGTGTTTCTGTCCGTAGGGTACGGGGATTGTTCCGTGCCATCGTTTCTTTCTGTATTCGTCAACAGCGAGAAAAGGATTGAGGTACTGAACGTTTTGATCGGTCACTGATGAGAACCTTCCACGTCGGCCCGTCAGGGCAGTGATGAGAGTGGGGAGGGTCAAGCGTATCTCTGCTGCCTCCCCAATAAAGGGAAGTGCCCAGGTCAGATAACCTGGGCACTATATCTATGGGGTGTCGTCCACCCCGCCTACCGCATCTCGTGCCACGTCGGCTCCGCTTCCCATGATTTCTTGAATCTTTTTCTTCTGCCAGCAGGAAAAACACCACGGTGCGCGGGTGAGGGGATCGTAGTGAACGTCCTCTGCTCGTATTCCCCTGATGAGGCAGCCCTTCAGGTGCCAGACCACGCACGAGTTGTCTCCGACGCTCCGCAGTACGCCGTCGTCATCGACGTAGCAGCCTTCGATGATCATTTGGCCTTCGCGCACGTCGGTCCATTGGCCTACGGGTATGTCGAAACTTCCGCTTTCTCCGCTGCCCCCGCTGGCTAACTCAGTCATTGTTGTCTCCATTCAAATTCGCAATGTCGGCATCCACGGCGAAGTTTTCCCCACCGTCCGATTTCAATGTAGTGGGTGTCCCATTCAAGACATTGAGGGCATTGGCAGAAAGATCGGAATGTCCGAAATTCTGTGCAGTCCAGACGTTTCAGTACGCGCAGGCAGCGTTCTCGCTCAGCGGCCTTAGCAAAACGATGACTATAGCCGCTAAAATCTTCATTTTTTTTGCCACTCTCTGCATAAATCTCGAAAGCATGGTTCTTTACTCTTTCTCTTTTTGTGTCAAGACCTCCACACAATGCCTTGACTATCTTGATACCGGCCCATACAGCCCAGCAAAGAACTACGAATACAGTGAACTCCACGTCACTTCCCTGTCCCGCTTACCAGTCTCCGCGTTCAAGACCCCAGATGAGCAGTTGTCGTCCAGCTTGAGAAAAGCTTTTTCCCTCTCTTTCAGCGCATTTTGTAATGATTTCTGCCAAAGCGGGTTCCACATAAATCTTGCAGTGGTAGTCCCGCCGCTGCGGTTCCAGGTTGACTTCCATGTCCCTATCCTATCCAGTCCGACCCCATTTGGGCTAGCCCAAGCCGGGGATTCGTTGTCCTATTTTCTTGCGCCCCTTGGCTTTTGCCTTGGCACCGGCTTTCTTTCCCTCTTCCAGCCAAGGATCGGGGTAAATGTGGGGCCAGCCCAGGTGCCGGTTCTCACGAGCCTTGAAGTCGCTTCCCCGACAGGTTCGCAGGAAGTAGTAGGCGTGGCGCACCGCATCACGGGCGTGCCGACCTCCACCCCCCGGCTGCATCTCGTACAAACCCCATTCCTTTAGACGAACGTCAGAACACGTCGTCTTGGGTAACGATCTGTTCTGAATGAAGATGCTTTCTTCGTAGTGCCGTTGACGAATGTCCATGAGGTATTGCTGGCGTAGTCCGTAAACGAACTTGGCTATGACCCGTACCGGTGACAGCGTGTGTCGGGCCATGTCGGCTTTGTTGAAGTCGAGAATGAAATCTTCCATGACGATGGGAGATTCGGAGAACCGGGTACACATGGACAGCATCGTGTCCACACCGGAGTCCTCTCCGAAGTTCAACGCACCTGGCGGGGATGTGGCACCGCAGTCGATTTCACCGGTTGTCACATAGCTCAACGATTTGTGCAGTACGTCTTGAGAATCGTTGGCTCCCAGGAGAACTTCTTCTTTGAAGCCGATAACGCAGTATCCGGTGGTTTGGCCGGGGTCGAATCCGACAACGGAGATGATCATAGTGGCTCCCTGATAACGATGCGGTCCCAGAACGAATTGGTGATTTGCCAGGTGAGCTTTCCCTTGACGGTGACTTGCTCCACGAATCCTCGCCGGTCCATGGCGTTCATGGCTCTGCGCCCGTTGCGGTCCAGCCACCATTCGGGATTCCATTGGCCTTCGTTGAAAGCCATGCGGGTCAAGAGTCTTCGCTGAAATGACCCAACTTTTTCTGAGCCAGAACCGTTTTCGATATCAACAATGTAGCGTCGGTTCATACTCGTTGTCATTCAGGGCTGTCCAATCATGCCGTCGATACCCAGGCTCTCGCGGATTTCCACGCTTTCCACGCTTTCCACGCTTTCCACGTTCCCAGCGTTCCCAGCGTTCTCAACGTCCCGCTCAACGTCATCTTTCATGGTGCGAAGGAGAAGTTCTCCTGCGTGCTGTTTCCAGACGTTCTTCCAGTTCCACGCTGAAATCAACGCTTGCCCAAGAATTTTCGCGTTGTCGCCAGCGAGGTATTCTTCTCCCCATGAAGTCCGACGCAGGGTGACGTGGTAGCGGTCCTCCACTACGTCAAGGGTGGATACCACCAGGGTGGTGTCGCACGTCCACGTCCACGTCAGGCTGTGGGTGCCGACCCTCTGTGTCGTGGGCAGCGGCAGGATATTGAGGTCGTCGCTTTCCACCGTCGCCCCTTTCTCTCCACTCTCTTTCGTCATCTTTTCGCTTTCTTTCTTTTTCGTCGCCAAATCATCCAGCAGCTTGGCGAACGCATTCTTTTCTGCCATTTTTCCTTTCCTCTACGAGGGGTCCAAGACCCACATGTCGGTGACCTGCACAGAGTTGGGCCGGTCTTTGAACGTTCTCCCCCAGACGCACACCAAGTGGTGATTCTCTTTGATGGAGGACAGTTTGATAGCGAGGTCAGGGTACCGGAACCGCGAAATCCTCAGTGCCACTTCGCCATACTCATCGAAAGCGAAAATCGTCGCCTTCTTGGTTTTATCGTTGTGTTCCAGTTCGGAAAGAATCTCCTCTACCGATTTACCGGTTCGGATTCGGATTGTCTCTACCTCGTCCCGGTGAATGATCCCGCCGACCAGCCCAACGAACCCAACATACTGGGTTTCGTTGGGCAGCATGTCGGATTGATAGAGGTCACCGGCAGGGGGCAGTCCGTATGCGGAGAACTCCCCTCGCTTGAGTTGTAACCGGAACTCCTGCAAGGCTTTTCCCGTCCGGTAGATACCGAAGGGGTCTTCCTCGTTGGCAAAAGTCAGCATCTTGTCAATCGTTTTCGGCCCGATTCCTTTAACTTCTGAAAGCTCTTGCCAGTCAATATCTTTCGTCCACCATTCCTTTCCATACTTTTCACGTCGCCACTCCACAATGTCAGCGGCAGTGGCCTCCCCGATACCGTCGATCTGCGAGAATCCCGGCACGATGCCCCCACCCTCTCCCAGAGCGGGTCGCCAGGTCACGTCAGAGGTCATGGGAGACACCCTCTCACACCGGATACCGTGAGCCTCTGCATCCTGAAGCAGCAGCACACGCCTGCTCAGGTCATCCTTGCCATCACCATTCTTCGCCAAGCTGGCGGCAAAGAATTCCACGGGGTGATGAATTTTGAACCACATCTGCCACCAGGCTACGAGTGCGTATGAGTATGCATGAGCAGTATTGAATGCGTACCCGGCAGCCGTTGTGATGCCACTCCAAACTTTGCGTGCAGCACTCTCTGTAACGCCGTTAGCGCGGCAGCCATTCTTGAATTCTTCCCAGAGTTCCGCGAACTGGAATTCCCCGAGTTTCTTGCCAATGATCTTTCGTACTTTGAGAACTCTTTCTGTAGAGAAGCCTGCGAGATCGCGCAGTATCCACATGATTTGTTCTTGGTAGACGATTTGCCCATAGGTCCACTCCACATGCTTGTCGAAACCGGGATGTATTCTCTCCCAGTCTTTTTCGCCGCGTTTGACGGCTATGTAGTCGGTGGTCTGACCACCGTAGTACGGCCCCGGCCTCGACAACGCTCCACACGCTGCCAGTTCATCGAAGTTGTCCGGTGCCACGTCGCGCACTACCTGGCGGGTTGTACCTCCCTCGTATTGGAATATCCCCATCACGTCATCTATGCGGAAACGCTCAAGGATACTGCGGTTGATATCGTTTTCTAAAGAGTTATAAAAAATTCCATATAGTTCTTGTAGCGTGGTTCCCGTCCAGTCCAGGCATTTGCCGATCATGCCCATGGTGGTCAGGCCCAGGAAGTCCATTTTGAGCATTCCCAGGTATTCCGCGTCCCGCTTGTCATAGGGGATGACCTGAACTGTTTCTTTTTGTCTCCCCTGACCTTTTAGTTTGGTGTATATCGCGCAGACTTCAGGAATCGGCTCCGAAGATATGACGAAACCGCCAGCGTGAATCCCCATTGAGTGTTGGTTACCTTCAAGTCGGATCGCTTGATGCACAACATGTTCGAACTCAGATACCAGCGTTGATATTGCAGGATCAGACGAAAAACTTTCGATGGTGTCCTTAATTGAATCGTCCACGCGCTCGTCGGTTTCGACCCTGATGGCGCATTTTTGTGCGATTGGGTCGAAGAGTTTAAGACCCAGGTTATATGCTCGCGCCACGTCTTGAAGAGCTTTTCTCCCACGGTATTTGATGTGGTTGGCGACGTTGGCGACGTTTTCGTTTCCATAGATTTCTCGTGCCCTTTCTGCGATCAAGCTACGTTTGTCGTCGGCAAAGTCCAGGTCGATATCGGGCATGTCCGACCGGCCAGGATCAATGAATCGCTCAAAGACCATGCGCGAGAACACCGGATGCAGCGGGTCGATTTCGGTGATACCCAGCAGGTAGCAGATCAGCGAGCCTGCTGCTGAGCCTCTGCCCGGTCCTACGGCTATGCCTTGGGCCTTTCCCCATTGCACCAGATCGGCTACGACGAGAAAGTAGTCGCAGAAATCTTTGTCGGCAATGATGTTGAATTCGTGGCGAATTCGTTTGCGGTAGTCATCGAAACGTTCTTGAATGTCCGGTCTGATTTTCAGCCGGGCATAAAGCCCGTTTCTGATTCTTTGTTGAAGTAGTCCTTGTGATGTTTCGTGCCCAGAGGGAAGCGGGAAGCGCAGTGGCTTTGCTTTGGGCAGTTCGACGTTGCAGTCTTCAGCGAGGATGCGGGTGTTGTCGATAGCGCAATACGCTTCATATTCAGTCAACCCGGTTCTGACGAGTTGGTTCTGGATTTGGCTGTCGGATTCTGGGTAGGTGAGCTTGATTCCGTATTCCCATTCCGCTTCAGCAATAGCAACACTGCTCGACCGACGAGCCGCATGAAGTACCTTTTGCATCTCGTTGTCGTCACCGAAGGGATAGTGAACATCAGCCGTCGCAATAAGTGGTACTCCGAGGTCGTCGGATAATCTTGCGAAGGCTGGATTGAGAGTACAAGTTCTGCCAAGGCCAGGAAATCTCTGTACCTCCAGAAAAAACCGCCCTCCGTCAAATACATCCATGAACCGTTGTATTTTCCGACGGGTATTTTCGTAATCGTCGTCGCTGAAGGATTCTCTTCGCTCTCCAAGTGACTTACCACCCAGCAGAGTGCATGATATGAGAGAATCTGCACAACCGGAGAAGGCGGCGACTCCTGCATTGTTCTTTACCAAGCTCTCCCAGGAAACAGTCGGATATTGGTAAGCGTCTATGTATGATTGTGTCACAATTTTGTTGAGGTTTTGGTACCCTTCTTCGTTCATTGCGTAAAGTCCGATATGGAACTTTTTCTGTGTCTTCGGAGGACTGAAGTAGGCTTCCAGTCCGAAGATCGGCTTGATGCCGACACGGGCACATTCCCGCTCTAGGGCCACATGGCTGTTGACGTTGCCATGTTCGCTTAGCCCTAGAGCGGTCATGCCCAGATTCCTCGCTCGCTCGACATGCTCACGAACGGTCCCGAAGCCATCCCCGTAGGAATATGTGCTGTGGGTGTGGAAACTGACAAATCTCAAGTGAATGTCTCCCTGAGTTTTTCTGCGGTGTTGCGTGCATCTTTAATCATTTTCCGCAGGCTACGAGCGAACTCGTATTCATTTTTCTTTTCTTCGATGAGATTGTCGAGACTGTCTGCGTAGAGTTCGTGGGTCATGGCTATGGCAGCCGCAACCCTTTGCTCCCCTCCTGTTTCGTGATTCTTTTGGTTGTGCTCTGTTTTTTGGATGAGCGCAATGACTTCCAACGCAGTGGCGATACGCTCCATTGCGTCATCGGCCATCAGATATCGAACTCCGCTTCTCCGTTCGCCTCCCCGGTCAGAGGACTGTTCTTGCGCCCTTCCGGCGGGTAGGCCAACCCGGCGATAGCTGTCGGGAAGACCTCGACCCGCCACCCGGCAGGCAGGTCACCGTTCGTCAGCACGTCGAATTGGATGAACGGAATGGGCTTGTCGCCAGCCGTCTTGTAGAAGTGGAAGCTGCCTGGTTCGATGCGTACCCAGCCGATCCCGTCCAGCAGGACGTGGGTGACCTCACGAGCGTCAGTCTGATTGCGAATGCCGTCAGGTTGCAGGAGGTTGAGCTTGGGTCCGTTCTTGCTGCTTTCGATTTTCATTCTCTATGGTCCTTTCCACCGAAGAGTCCTTTTTGGTAGGCGATATATTCACGCCACATATTTTGGATACTGCCCAGCGTGCCAGCGATGACAAGCTGTAAAAAAACTACGATTGAGAGCAGAACGAGCATTGCCACAATCATTGAGATATTTCCACCTTCCTAAAAAGAAAGCCGGGGAACCATCTCCCCGGCTTCCTTCCTCACCTGTTACTCTTCGTCCTCGAAAATGTCAACGAGATCGTCTTCCTCTTCGATGACGGTTTCCACCTTCGTGGTGCCATTCCTCTTGGGAGCGGAACCACCACCCATCAGGTAAGAATCCACGCGAGAACTTTCCGTGGTCTGCTTCGTTTCGGGATTGAAGTACGAAGTCTTCTTGATCGAAACCCGAATCGGAAGCGTCCCGTTGGGCGATTCGATGCTGTACGAACCGATCTTCAGGACGTGCTGACGGTTGTCGTCGCACACCGGACCATCTTGGTAGAAAGCCTTTTCGATGGCGGCGACTGCCTTTTCCGACCCGTCAGTCAGAGCGTGGAGGAACTGGTTGATGTAGGGCACACCAGAATCAATGATGTTCAGGTTGCCCCAGGCCAGGAATCCATCGTACTTACCGTCAGGGGTGTCGCACAGTTCCACACCGACGTTCAGCTTCGGCTTGCCCCGGTTGGCGGGATTCTTGGCGGTCTGGCTGATCTGCCCGACCGTCATGATTTTGACCCTCCCGTTGTAGGCACCGGTAGGGGGAAGTTCCCCCGACCATCCGGCGCGGCCTTCAGCAGCACCCGCACCGATTCCGTTGATATCCAGCGAAAGCTTGACGCTCATTACTATTCCTTACTTCTGTGTTTTGTCAGATGTTGTGATGTTGTGATGTTTATTAAGTGTCATTGAGCCTAAGCTTCGATCAATAATTCCTCCACTGATTCCACGTTGTCGGCCTCCACCGACTCTACCGGCTTTTCCGGCTTTGGGCTAGCCTGAGCGGCCATTTTCTTGCGCGGTGCCTTGGGGGCGTGAGGATCAACGATTTTCCCGTTGGCCCCGCGAACCATTTCTCCCTCAATCGCAAGACGAATGTCTTTCATCTTGGCGTTGACGGTGTAGGGAGCAAGACGGGTAGTGCGATCCTTGGCGCGAATCGTTCCCGTGTCCTCCCAGTAAATCGTCCGACGCTTGACAACCTTTGTGCGCTCAGGATTTTCGGGATCGTTGGCGGGTACTTCCACCAGTTCCACCCGAAGATGACCGTAGCTCGTCATCAGAGCAACGATCTTCATGGCGACTCCGTAATCCTTACCGGAGATTTCGGGAACCAGGAACTCGTTGTGGTCTGCGTCCTCGACCTTGCGCGTCAGCGCAGTGTAAAGAACGTTGATATTGAGTTCGTTGATACGCCGAACCAGATTCTCAAACAGGACGTGCAACTTTCCGTAGTCCTGAATCTGCGGTGTCTCAGGGTCTTGACCCTTCGACAGACGTTCTCCCCGATTGGCTTCCAGAATTGCCATCATGCACATCTTCTGCATTTCGGTGAGAGAATCCACAGCGAGAACGTCGAATTGTCCCAGCACGTCAGGATTGGCTTCCAGGTATTCGACGGCTTCCCGAATGTCATCCCAGTGACGCACCTTGATCTTCTGTGCGGCGGACCCCATGCGGAGAGCGGAGAGCGTTCCACTGTCTTCCGGTGCCAGGAACAGCACCCGATCATCCGATCCCGCCAGTACAGTTTTACCCGCTCCACTGTCGGCGTGAATCAGAATATTCCACTTGGGAATATCGTCTGCCAAGCTAATGATTTCGACCATGTTAGTTTTCCTTCCGGTATGCACTGATGACGTAATGGTTTTTTGCTGTTGGTAATGGTCGTGGTTGCCCGAAGTTTTCGGGCCAGGTTTCCTTTTTCGACGGGTCGAAATCGGGAAACCCTTGCTGTGCGAAGAAGCCGTTCACGGCCCCTTTCATATCTACATATCCTTGTCCACTGTCTCCTATCTTTTTGCCGTTCATGGATTTGGTGTACCAATACCACCTGTCGTCTTTACCTTGGTAGACAACAGTTTGTGATATCAGCAGTCTTTCACTCATTGAAATCAGGTTCCTCTCCCAAGGGCAGGGCCACCTCGCTGTAGTGGTGGTTAGCCAAGTGTACTCCCAGTCTGCGACGGCTTGCCATGCTATCGGTCAAATGCCAGTCGCAGAGCAGGCACCAGATGTTGTTTTCTGTTTTGACAGGTTCTCTTTTTTTCGGCCCTTTGTAACCTCCTCCCATTAACGAACTCCTGTTTCTTTCTTCGCAGACACAGATTCTTTTGAATTCACCGCACCGTCGCGGTGGTCTGCGTAGGGGTCTTGTCGCTTGAACGTTGCTTCGATGAAGCCGTCAACATCATCTCCGTTCTCATCTATATCGCAGAGGTCACTAAACTGACACCAATTGCAATGCTCGCCCGGTGCCTTGGTGAGCGGGATGCTCCCGTCACGGGCCAGAGCGATCTGCTCAGCGTCCTCCGCGATCCGGCGTATCTGCCTGAGTCGATTGGCCTTGCTCCGCATGACCGTTGCTCGCCAGAACAAAGGCGACGGCTGATTCTTCGATACGCTGCCATCTTTGTTCAGGCAGCGACCCTCTGCATCCCGTGGCCGGTTGTCGGCTTTGGCTTTCCGAAGGTAATTGAAAATCATCCCGTCGATAGCTTCATTCTTTTCGATGAAGCCCAGCTTTCGTAAGTACCCTGTACCCACAGCGATATAGGTACCCGCCTGGTCATCTTTTTGCAGATGCTTGATGTTTTCCTGACGGTTCGTTGTTTTGTGATCCACGATCATAATGCGCGGCTTGGGGAACGAATGATCCCTCACCGGCATATCGAATGTGCCAGCGATCTTGGTGATGTATTCGCCGTCGTCATCGAAAAGACGCTCTTGCTGAATCTGACGATCCAGTTGCTCTATGGTGAAAGGAATCTTCGCCACAAAGCGGGTTTCCGGCATGAGAACTTCCCAGTGCCCATCATCACCGTAGTGCTTCAGGTAGGAATCTAGAATGGATAATCCAAGTTCCTTAGCCTGAATGTATTCGTATTCTGCGTCGTCATCGTAATAGTCACCAGTACGCATAATGGCGTTGTGACCGGCGCAGAATTCTTCCCAGGATTCCAAAGGATTCCTGCCGCGAACGAATCCGCTTTTTCCTTCAGGGGGTGTGTAATATTCGGCCAGCGCGAGATGGATGCCGGTTCCGAACCAGAGTGCATCTTGCTTGACCATGGCGGGTACAAGACCCATGTTCCAGCCCCAGTGCCATTGGTATTGGCATTTTTTGAAGCTGGATCGCTCAGAATTTCTGAGGATCGGGATTCCCATTAGGGGCACCTTTCCGGTGTTTCTTTCTCACAGGGGATTTTCCCCTCAACCCGACATGGATTCTCAAGGGGATGGGGAGAGGGCCATGTCGGGATGACGGGAAGCGGTGAGGCGAGAAAGGTAGAACCTCACCGCTCCCTCATCTAGCTACCGGCGACGGCTGATCTTACGGGGTGCCTCCCCACCCTGATCGGCCTCGACAGCGGCAGCCAGGTCTTCGCCACTACCGGCAGCCGCGTTGGCGAGGGCTTCGGCACGAGCCTTGGCCTCTGCCACACGAGCTTCCAGCTTGGCAGCCTCACGAGCAGCACGCTCAGCAGCCTTCGCCGCCTTCTTCTGAGCCTCATTCATACCGGCGTACTTCGACGCGGCACGCTGACGCTCAAGCCTGCGCTCTTCCCGCTTGGCTTTTTGTTCCGGCAGACGGGAAAACTCAGTACGCAGCGTGAGAATCGCTCGCACCTGATTTGCAGTGACCGGCTCCAAGCCGGAATGTGCGTTGACGTACTCCGCGAGGTCCACATGGGTGGGACGAACTTTGGTGAAATCGTGTCCACGTCCAGTATTTTCGTTTTGCACGTCGGCTGTCTCGTTCTCGTTCGTGCTGATTTCCACGTCGGGTGCCTCCACAGTCATTGTCATTTTCGTTGGGACTCCTGTTCTGAGTGTTTTGTTGGGCTGTGCCCGTGTGCCATTTCGACATTAGTCGCTTGGCGGGTGTCTGTCCAGTCCTATCTTTTCCGATTCATGTTGAACTTCAACGTGTGAACCTTGGCGGGTGGACCCGCATCTTCACGAGGCAGGGTAGTGCGACCTGCGTCACGCATTTCTCGTATTCTTGCTCCTTTCTCCATATCTTCTGCTATGGCATCTGGATCGGTCAGTCGCTCATATGCTTTCTTTTGAGCAACTTTCTTTTCCGTTTCCACAGAAATCAACTGTGTCGCCTCGTCCATCAACGCTGCAAACAAGTCGATTCGTTTGTTGGTTCGTTCAATTTCTCTCCTGAGGATGAAGAAATCTAACGGAAGCAACAACCATCCCGCTGCGAGAATGACGAATGCGATTTCTTTTGGGGTCACGCTGCCTGTCCTTTCATGGCGGTGATGAGAGCCTTGACGTAGGCGACTCCGCGCTGTCCCTCAAGGATGGAAAAGATTTCCTTCTCCCTCGTTGCGTTGGTGAGAGCCACGGCTTCATCAATGGTTCCTAGACTAGCGAGGTTCCATACGGTGACATGGTGGTTTCGACTGATTCGGTGAGCGCGATCCTCTACCTGCTCCTGATCGTCAGGGGTCCAGGTTTGGTCACAGATCACCACATCGTCAGCCTTGTCCAGCGTCAGGCTCACGCCGCCAGACTTGGTGTTCAGCAGAATCACGGCATCCCCGCCCTCCGATTGGAAGTCGGCTTTGATACTGGCTCGCACCTTGTCAGGAGTTTTCCCGGTGAAAAGGTAGTGTCCGATCTTTTCGTCCTTCAAAACCGACGAAAGGTATTCTAGAAAGCCAGTAAATTGGCTTGCCACGATAACTTTTGTACCGGATTCTTGACGATCTTGAAGAAAATCAACAATCCATTCGGCTTTGTTAGAAGGGCCATGGGGCTTAACCCCATCACCGGACCCGTCCAAACAAGCGTTTGCAAGCTGCTTGAAGCGGGTCATCTCTGCCAGCACACCGTTAACATTCAGGTCTGAAGTACTCAAACGCAGAACTGCCTGCTTGACGATAAGATCGTACTGCGCTTTTTGTTGCTTCGACATGGGCAGCCACACCGCAACCGGTGAATTCGGATCAGCCGGGTCCAGATGCGTCCCGCCGTAAGTCTTGGGCGGGAGAGAATCTTGAACCTCTTCTTTGGTTCGTCGCACCATAATAGGGGCTAGCTCACCATAGAATCTTTTCTGATCCTTAATCTTGTCACCTTTGATGATTCCAGACCCATAAGTCGCCTGAGTCTTTTGAATACCGTAGTGACGCTGAATCCACTTCCAGTACGAAGAATACTTTCCCGGTTCTAGCCAGTTAAGCGTTCCCCAAATGTTTTCAGTTTTGCCCCTGAACGGAGTTCCGCTAATAGCGATTCGGAGTCCATCGCTTCGTGTTGAAAGGGCACCCAATCCATTCCGTTGAGCAGACTGCCGTTTTTTGTTTCCTGTTGCTCCGGCAAGGGTTTGGTGTGATTCATCAACGATAATAGACGACCATTCAATGCTAAAGAGTTCTGCAAGTCCCTCTTGCACTGTTCTGATGATTTTACGGCCTTTATTGTCACGTAAATAGTTACCGTATTGGTCAACGTCAGCCCGAATACGTAAATAGTTAGGGCCAAGAAGTACCCAGATTCGCTCATTCTTGGGAGTCCTTTCTACCTGTTCCAGTAACTTTACCCTTTCCGCTGGCTTAAGTTGGGAGTTGATGATGACGATTTTCTCGTCATCCCCCAGCCATTGCTTAATTTCTTCCGGCCACGTCACATTGACCGCACTACGAGGGGCGACAACGAGAATCGGCCCTCGTATGTCCAGTTCGGCCACAGCCGCCAGCGTCTGCAAGGTCTTGCCCAGACCAGGCTTGTCGGCCAGCAGCACACGCTTCTGCCCCACGATGAAGGCAGTCCCAGGTATCTGCCAGGGCTTGCTCTCCATAGCGGCGATCATCTCAGGGCGGGTAGCCCGTAGATGCGGCAGAGCGTTGCTCACGTCGGCGTTCAGATCATCAGGCTTGAGAACGGCAATGTAGCGTTTCCGCTCTTCCTTGATCCAGTCGATGAGCATTTTTCCGGCAGAAACTTTTTCGTTGTGCCGCTTCGCCATTTCGGCAATGTCCCGTGCAATTTGATAATCCAACGGGAAGTACCAGATTTTCTGACCGAAGTCATATCTGGCACCAGGAATCTCTTTAATCTCTGCTACGAGTTCATCTGAGTAAGGGAGGGAGAGCCACATGCGTGACTCCCCCACCCAACGATCCATGTTCCACATCAGGAATCAGACTCTTTCTTGACCGGAACCGAAATAATTTCCAGTGAGTCGTAGAGTTTCATGTCCACGTCAATGAAAAACGATTCCACCTTTTCATTGATGACGGCACCAATCCAGCACCGCATGTGACTGTCTACCTTGAGTCCACCAGCATGTTCGTGAACAAAAGACATGGTGATCGGGTACAGGTTGTAATCACTCAGTTTCTTGATGAAACCGGGGTCCACGCTCCGGTTGTAGTTTCGCCGTCTGGCGAGATTGTTTGCCCTCCGCAATTCCTTCTTGCTGAAGACCTTGTAGTTTCGTCGCTCGTTTTCGTTCACTGGGTAGTTAACAGTTGTCATTTTTACTTTCCTTTCTTCTCGACGAAAGTTACTTCATAAACCCGTGGCGAAGCCCCGACACAATCTTGGTAGACGGCTCTCACCGGCTTTCCGGTAAGTTCCCCCATGATCTTTCGCGCCAGAGGTTGCGTCACCGTGGTGGGGACGTACTTCTTCTTGATCGTTTCCATTTTTCTCCTAACTCACATCAACGATTTGGTCAACGCACACGGCATGGAACCCCTGTCGGTCCTGCCATTCAAGAATGCGTCTACCAGCTTTCGACTCATAGAGCCGAAAGTATTTCTTTCCGAGATTTGTTTCCCGGTCCACATGGGCTGAAACTACCTCCCTGTCCATTGCTCGTACCCATGTAATTGTTTTGCCCAGCACTGCACGAAGAATTTCGATGGCTGGTGCGTCTTTCTCCCAAGGAATCACTCGACTCTCTAGGAGACCCTCAGCGTCAAACCCGCCCAGTTTGCGTGGATCGGGCTTGCCGGTGAGCAGCTTAGCCACAGCCCCGCTTCGGGCGGGATGGTGGCGGTAGTCGCCGTACTTGTAGGTGCTGGCGGTGAAGCGATCCCCTGTATAGCAAACGTGGATCGTTTCTTTTTCTCGTTTGGCGTAGAGATGCCATTCGATATCGGCACCGTTGCCGGTTTGGAGATATCGTTCCATTTTAGGAACGATTTCAGCTTTCCAGCCGTGCTGCAAAGCGGTTTGTTTGAGCCGTTCTGATTTGTGTGGATTCACGCCTAGCCTTACTCCGTGAGGTTCCAGAACGCCCCAGCACAAAGTTCAATCAATTCAGCTTGATTCTTTGTGGCGAGGTAGTTGAGCAGCTTTCCAAAGGCAAACTGATAAGGTTGGCCTTCTTCTTCTGTCTCTTCCAGAGTTTCTTTAAGCTCATTGACAATTTCATCGGCCTGTTCTGTGTGGTCAATGATGAGCGAATCCAGAAACTCAGCAATTTTCCCATCACTGGGAATGGGGCGCAATCCTATGCGTGGTCTGTCAATCATTCCACTTTAGCCCCAGTTCTTCCTAGAATTTCCTCCACCTTCAGGTGAACTGCCCTGATGATTTCCTCCCATCCATCAATGATGGCCTTGGCTTCCAGCCGTGTGTCGGTATAGACGTTCAGCGTACCCGACACGGCTGAATGGACAAGGTTGAGATTTTCAGGTTCTCGTACCTGGACGGCACGAGCCTGGTTGTAATGCACCCGCCCCATGGGGTCTGGTCTGCCGGTCATGTGTTCTCCTTTTACTGACGCGGATTTTTCAGTACGCGGATATCTTCAAGATGATCCAGTACCACTGCCTCCACATAGCTTTTCACATCACGACGAAAAACTAGTGAATTGGGGTATTCCTTTCCCTCGTTGAGATTGTGCCTCCAGGCATCTGGATTCACGTCCACGAACATATCAACCCTGACAATCATCGTCATCCCATCTTCGGAGTGTAGCCACTGGGGTTCCATGTGCCAGGAGTTCCCGGCACTGGACTGCACGAAAACTGGTTCAGAGTACAGTATGTCCCTGAATTGTATCCTGTGCAGATTTGGTTTGGTGCGAACGGCGGGAGGGGATTCCCGAGTGTGCAGGGCGAGGGTGCTGGTGCGGCAAAGAAAAATGCCGCAACAATCATGTCAATCATTTTTGATAATCCTCTCCGAAACAATCCAGAGCCGATTTCAGTTCGTAATCGCAGATGGCCTGGATATCTTTTTTCGACATGTACCCTTGCTCGTCAGCAATGGCGATCAGCCGATAGCCCATGTTGGCGAGATTTTGAGCCGCTTCCCAAGTGAAGGCGGCATCAACGAACTCAGCGTTTTTGTCGAAAGCTACGGCCACATAGCTTTCGGACAAGTACTTGAGCATTTGATCTTCAGTGATGGTGATTTCTTTCATTTCACGCAACTTTCGTGTTAGCAGTCATCCCTGCACGATAACGATTCCCGACTGCGACGAGATCGTCCCAGTGCCGGGGGCAGTACTCCTGCACGACGTAGTTCACCACGTCAGGGGTGTCATCCCAGGCAAGCTCTCCCTTGTCGTGCAGGATGGTGATGATCGTTGCCAGGGTTTCATCGTTGGTCCCGCCGATATCCAGCAGTCGGCACAGGGATATATGCACTTCGTCGCCAATGTACTTCTCGTAGGCAGACAGGTCACCATCAGCGCGAGCGACAGCGGCTCCACCGAAAGCTCCGATTACCATGAGCAGCAGCAAGGCAATAACTTTGTTCTTGTCCATTCTTTTTCTTCTTTCTCTTGTTGTTAGTTGACGATGCGAGGTTCAGCAGAGGGAATCCAGCCGGGTTCATCCGGCAGGACAGTATCGTCGGTCACCCGATACGATTCCATGACTTTCAGTTCCGGCACCCAGTACCCGCCCCAGCACGAGTATCTGCTGCACCGGAAAGGAACGTAGTACGGGTCATCGAAAAACCCTCTGCGACGTTCCCATGAACCATCTGCTGCCCGATCCCCGTCACAGATCATGCGGGACGCTGTACGCAATCCCTGCCACATCCAGAAATCGGAGACACAGCCCTCTCCTATCGGGGCGGCACTAGCTGTGACCGGGGCCACAGTCATTCCGGCAGCGACGATTGCCGAAGCAATCAAAAATTTCTTCACGTCTTTTTTCTTTCTTTTTGGTTGGGATAGAAAAAGGTGGGGGCGAGAGACATAATCCCTCGCCCCCACCTAGATTTTTCTTACTTGCTGGCAGCCGCTCGCTGACGCTTGCCTTGCGGGGTCACCACCGGGATCGTCACCGACACCAGTTCATCCAGCACCGTGTCAATGGCGTGGATAGCCTTGGCATCCTCCTTGTAGAACGCCCCGCTCAAGGTCTTGAGCATGTTGCCCTCGACCTTGGCAGCCAGCCGATTGCCCTCAAAAGCCTTGCTGGCCTTGAAGGAACGCTCGTGCTGGTTGTAGGTGTTCCACAACTGGACGATGCCCAGCTTGGTTCCCTTCCAGGGGGAGACACGCTCGTCGGTGTCCCACATCTCGACCAGCTTGTCACGACGATTCATGGCAATCGTGTGAGCGTTGGTCGAAACCTTGGGAACCATGATGGTTTCTCCCTGAATCGACTTGACCTCTTTGACCGTTTCCTTGAGATCGGGAACCGGGATCATCAGGTTCAGCCACTTCACGAAGGCTTCCTCCGAAACCTCGACGTTGACGAGTTCGTTCAGCGCCGCGTTCATTTCGTCAGCCTGCTGGTTGAGAAGTCCCAGAGCTTCAGACGCATCCTTGATCTTTGCGACTGAATTCTTGGTGTGCTTCAGGACATACCTGCCCTTGTCACCAGCGCGAACCAGTTGGTAATCCAGAGTGTTGTCGCACACCGGAACTCCGAATGTACGGGTCCACGACGTTGCCAGCGACGAATCGAAGCTGGTCGAAACGGTCAGGTTGGGACGAAACTCCAAGCCCGACTTATCGTTGTGGACGTTCTCTGGAATGGAAATCGTGATCCATGCACGACGGCCCCACTTGAGCAGACCAGCGGATTCGATTCCCATGTTGTCAGCCCCGCCAACGATTTCAGCGGTGCTGTTGATGAAGAGTTCCCGAAGCTGGTGAACTCCGTAGTCCTTTCCTTGGACGTGGAGAACAGCGTCGGCACCCTTCTCTTCATCTTCCGGCACTCCGTTGACGATCCAGTCGGAGCGACCGATTGCCTTGAAGCTGGTGACAGGAACCAGGAACTCCTTGCCGTCGATAACGAACTTGGCGGTGAGTTCCACCGACTCTTCAGCATCCCAGCCGAACAGACGATCCTTGACCGTCGTCAGAGGAATGAAATCCTCAAAGTGAGTCGGGTTGTTCTTGTCTTCCAGATCGGCGTTGTACCACCAGGCGTTCCGGTTATTCTTGGTGTTGCCGACCAGGATGTTGCCAGCGTTCAAGTACTGCATGGTGTGGTAGGACATTTGAACTTTCTCTTTCTCGTGAGAGGCGAGGCAGAAATTTTCTGACCTCATGGAGAACGTCACGTCAACGCTCTCCACTCAGACTAGCACTGTTTGGGCTAGTCCAAGTAAGAAACAACTGAGAATCTATCTGAGATTCCAGTCGTTCTCGTGCCATGGCGAGGCAACCAGTTTCCCGCCATGGCCCATATTAAGTTGTACGTGCGACAGAACCGAACGAGTAGCTGGTCTGCCTGACATGCACCGGAAGGGTCAGGTCATAGTCGGACAGGACGTGGTAGCTGGAAGTTGTCTCAAAATCGAACAACTTCGTTGCTGAACTGAGCTTCAGTCCCGCCTTGCGAGCATGTTGATTGGCGATCCGGCGGGAACGATTGCTGCTGGTGAACCGTGGAGCAATTTCCGTTATGTCCACTACCAGGCGATTCTTTCCGTACCGCCGGGTACGGACCACCATTTCCGATTGGTTGATCCAGACCGTCTTGGTGTCTTTATCTTTCTTCACGTCAAAACCTTTCTCTGTTTTCCATTTTGGAAGCCGATTGTTACCGGTGGGTGGTGACCTGCCAGGGGCAGCGAACCCCTGACAGGCCACCCGCTATTTACTTGTTATCCTGTTTTTTGACCAGGGCGTACAAATCCTGTAGCTCATCTTCGTAGTGGTCGGCCCATTCTTTCACCTGAATGGGGAACAGAGCGTAATTCTCTGAATCCTCATTTTCGGCTTCAGCACAGGCTAGAAGAAAAGCTATGAAGGACTGTAAAGCCTTCAACAAGTTGGGTAACTCATTGACGGCTCCACGTATATCGTTGCCGTTGTAACTCCACTTTGGAGTCGCAATGGCGTATGCATATACGGGGCGATATGATTCCACGTCGGGATCATAGTCGCGGCCCTCACACCACAGCTTCGCCAGGGATTTACCATCCCATTTGTCGCCAATGGTGATCTGGATGGCTTCAGTCTCGCCATCGTTCACATGCTCAAGACTGAAATAGTCTTGGCGTGCTATTTTTCTCTTGGGCATACACTCCCCATTTCTGGTGACCACTCACCATCGTTGACTTTGAACTGGACACCGATCTTTCCAACCCTGACGTGCAGTTGGAAAGAGCCTTCGTGGATGCTGTGAAACAGCTTGGCGAAGACTGGGCGAAATTGATTGGGTGAAATGACCCATTCAATGTCGTCCACTGTTTTCTCCTTTCTTTTTTCTCCATAGGTTCCCTATGAAGCTTTCTTGTCGTACAGGCTTTCGACTGCACGCTTAGCATCGTTGACGAGTGTGCGGAGATTGTTTCCCTCGTCATCAACGATTTCCCAAAACCCGTTAAGACGATGAACCAAATTGAACTGGCCCGTCAACGAGTTAGCAGTGGCTTTCAATTCTGCCCTACTATCGTAGCTAGGGTGAGCTTTGAAAACTCTTACGCGATTGATGAGATTGTTTGCGTTACGCTCAACAATCTCCACCAGTTCGCTGGACAAGATAGTCTCTCTTGTCATTTTCACGAGTGTGACCTCCCGGTAGGCGAGACTCCGACGTAGATGGTTCCCGGCTTGCCGCCGATCCAGCCCTCCACCCATGTCTCTTTGCCCATGGTGACGAAATGGTAATCGTCTTCATGGAAAGGCACGTTGTACCCGCCGCACAGGCTCCACAGACGATCCCGCTGCTGGGTCGTCATCCTGCGCTCTCCGTTGGAGAACTTGTGTTCCTCCACGATGGGGTACACATCGTACCGGCGAACGTCGGGGCAGTGGTAGAGAGCTTCCCGAAGGTTCTCCCGATCCACGTTCTCGTCGTCATCGAACTCCACAATGAATCTTTTCATCCTGCCTGCACTTCCTTTCCCATTGGCGGTGACCACATGTTTTCGTTGATTTTGAACTTAACTCCTTCAGCCTCAATGGCTATCCGAAGTTTTCTGATGCCCCCATTCTTTTCTTGACTGCGAAGGGCATTCATCAAATCCCTGGCATCGTAAGGATTCAGTTCGATGAAGCTTTTCATCAGACCCTCTCCCTCCGAATGCCGCCACGAGGACCGACAGAGAACCTGACCATGGGGTAGTCATGGAAGTTCATCCCGTCCTGGCAGTCTGGGCACTGACCGTAGAAGTCAATGCACGGCGGGTCACCGTGATTGCTCCACCCAACATCTCTGCCGTAGTCGCGGAACCACTTCAGACCTTCGGCCTGAGAGTCGAACCTTTTGTGAACGTGCTGGTACGGGCTGAGATTGGCCCATGCACACACCTTCATTATTTCTTTCCTTTCTTCCTTTGAATAACAATCCAGGCTGGATTGTCAGTAGTCCATCCGACCAGGGTCATGTCCTCGTCGGTTGCCGGGTCAATGAGTGACCCGGCTTCCTCCACTTCGGTCCATGGTTGGTAATGGTTGTCTCCATTACGGTCCACATAGACGAGCCACATAGGCCCATTGTTAATTTTCATACGTCATACACCACCCAGATGATGACGCACATGATGATGAACGGGGAAGCGAACAACACTCCCCAGTACATTGCCACGAGCCAAGACTTGATGTAATCCCACATCAGACTTCCTCCTCAGTCTTTTCCAGCCACTCGTTGTATTCTGTGACATAATGGCTGTAGTTCCGCTCAGCCAAATGCCGATTATCTTTGTCCCAGAAGGACAAGATTCCGTTGCTGTTCAGAACAGCGAACCAGTTCCCGATCAACTTGTGACCGGGATCGCCGTAAGCTTTGATCACGTCGGAAAAGGCCTCCCGAATCTCGTAGAGGTCATCTTCCACCACCCAGGTCCAGCCGAAGTATCCCAAAGGGGATTCCACGTCACCGTCGCTGGCAGTAAACCAGCCCTGCTGAAGCATAGACTTCAGCAGGGCTTCCAGTGCCGTCATCATCGTTCCACCTCCACAATCCGCTGGAACCTCCTGCGCTCCAATTCGTTATCGAATTGGAGTTCGATTCCAAAACTGCGGAACTCCAAATCCGCAGTCAAGTACTTGTCCGTTTCGTCAATGACGGTGCGAACATCTCCGGTGAAGGTTTTGACCTCCACCGGCTCATCGTCTAGAACGTTCTCAAAAAACTTCAACGTGTAAATCATTGGCTTTCCTTTTGTAGCCACCAAACCCGCCAGCCGAATTGCTGGCGGGGTACCGCTATTAAATTGTTATTTAGTTATCGGCACTGGCAATCTTTCATGCTGTGCCATGCCGGAATGTTGTTCTCCCGAAGGAAATCAACAAGCCGCCTAGCGGCATCGAACTCTTTGAATTCGATGTACTTGTTCTCCCCCGTATCGGGGTTGATCGTTCCAACCTGATGCTGATGGTTGCAACGCTCCAACTGGCTACGCCGATCAACGAATTCGGAGTAGTCTTTCTTGAGGATGGCGTAGGTCACCGGGCAATCGTAGTTTCGCGCAAAGAGATGCGCTTCATCCTCCGACTCTCCCATGGTGACAGCCAGCCCAAAGGCCATCAGGTAGCTTTCGATCAGGATGGTAGCGGCCATGGTAATTTCCTTTCGTAGTGGCCGAAACGATTTCCTTTTGGAAATCGTTAACGCGCATAAGCGCGTACACTTGATCTTTTGATCTATTGGGAATAGATACAAAATCTCAAGGGTGGTCTTGGGTTAATCTTTTAACCCAACGCGCGAACCTGTCGCGCGAATGGCCGGATCACCGGCCAAAAATCTCCCCCAAAACGCCAATAACCCGGCACCCCATAGGGGTGCCGGGTTATGGCCTCGACCATCGTCTAGACGATGGTCTTGTCGATGGTCTTGTTGAGCCGCTTGCCGTCAGGTGAAACCTGACGGAGTTCGCCGTTGACCATCACAACCTGGCCAGGGGCCAGGTTGATGACGGTCGGCAGAACCGGCTCTGCCGGTTCTGCCACCTTGGCATGGCCCTCAACCGGCTCTGCCGGTTGAGCCTGCTGCGACTGGCCTTCGGCCAGTGCGGCGACAATGTCGATCAAAGCCGACATGTCGGCTTTGATCGAAGCGATCTCGCTGTTCTCAACCGGCGTAGCCGGTTGAGCCGCCGGGGCAGTCGGCGTAGCCGACTGGCGGCGACGGGGCGTAGCCCCGTCGTTGCTCCGGTTCGGCAGCAGCTTGAGAGCCGTGATCAGGCCATCGGCCTGATCATGGCTCAAGCTGCTGGTCAGCGGGTAGTGAACACCCACCGTCCCGTTGGGACGGAGGGTGTTCTCCAGCCGGACCTTCAGGAAGTCACCGAAGGTGACTTCCTGACCCTTGTACTGATCCGGCAGAGCCGGATCAGCGAACTGGGGGTTGATGAAAGCCGCTACGCGGCTTTCATCAATCTGCTTCTGGAACAGCAAGTTCCGAAGGAACTTGCTGCTGCCCTCGGCAGCCTTCCGCTGCTCCGCAGCGGAGTCAGCAGTCGGCGTAGCCGACTGGATGTTCTCGTTTTTCGAAGAAAAACGAGCCTTAAGGGTAGCGAGCTTGGACATAACAATCCCCTAACGGAGAGTAGTTCTGATCAAGAGACCAGACCACAGCCGGTGCTGCGGTGATTCCACAATGACCGGTCTGCCACCACCCGGTCAACCCAGACCCCCAAAAACCCAGGTCAGAGCGTTAGTTAGACCGGCTAACAACCCCGAAAGTTAGGGTACCCTGACCTGGAAAAAGTGTGGCAGACCACCTGGCGGTTTGGGGGGGGTTTGGGGGGGGTGTCTTTTGTAGTTAAGTACTTCTTTGTCTGATGGTTTTAACGCGGAGCCGTGCGTAACTGCGGAAGAACCGCAGTTTCCTGAGCAATGGGCAGCCCTACACCTGAAAACTCTCAATATCTACTTTAGGATTAGATGTTTCTTGATACTGAGCTACGCGGCTCCGCGCCTCAGAGAGGGATATGTTCAGGCCACGCGCCATATCCTCCGCAATCATTTGCGCGATATCTTCAAAAGTCAACGAAGAAAAATCAATAGAATCGTAAGGTACACCGGTAGCAAGCTCAAGTGCAGAGCGCATCTTAATGTCACGCAACGAATAATACATGAGCCTACGTTCTAGCAGTGCAATATAGACTTTCCTTCCCGCTTCAGTCTGATCGGGAACAGGATTACGCAAGCGGGTAGAGGGCTTGGGCGGCATAGTCTTATCCTAGACTCTTAATGAGAAGATGACGAGCCTCACGGGCCTTGACGTGAGCGTCAGAATCATCAGGCAAATCACGCACCATAAATTCAATAGCTTCAAGAGTAAGAATAAGAGCCTCACGCATTTGCTCGTTTTCTTTCATTATTCTATCCATGATTTTAGTTGCAGTCGTGATGTTAACATCTGCTGCATCTGCGCGGTCTTTGCCGCGTTTTCCAAAAGTTTGAATAAGCCCCATAATAATGGAGCCTATGAGCGTGCCGCCACCAGCAGTCGCCACCCACCCGGCTAAGTTATCGGGCATTAAGTGCCTGCTTTGATCGACTTATCCTTTGAGCGTCAAGATGAACGCGCCCGATCATGCAAAAATTTTTGAATAAAATCAAAAAAGTATAAAAAAGAATAGCTGATATCAAATAGCCAGCGTAGATGTAGGTTTCATTGTTGCGCTGCAAATCCCACCCGGCAATCCAAAACGCGAGCATACAACTAAACAATCCACTATTGGAAGCGAGTCTGAGCCATATACCCATGAGCCGGACTCTTCCGTTTGCCTTGAACATCATAATTATAGATAAGACAAACAGAATAGGCGTGACAAGACCCACGATAATCCAGGTGCGGTATGCCCAGGTAGCGATAAGATCAAAATTAATTGGCTTATCGCGGTTAATAAGAATATGTATTAAGCCAAGAAAGTTAAATACGTACAGAACTGACGTGAAGGTGAAAGAACGCCAGTTCAGTTTCAGATAGCCATCAATGTCATCACTTAGGCCAAGGGAAGTCATATTTCCCGCCTGTGGCAGAAGGGCCGGGACTGGCTTTTTTGGGACCACCCGGTGCATTCGGCACCTTGTAGACCCCCAGCGCAGTGAGAACCGCAATGATGGCGGCGATTACCGCAGGCCACGGAGCGGGAAGGTTTTCCGACGTACTCGCCACAGTGGGAACGGTGACAGTGAGGAGTGCGCCGACAAGGCTCACCCAGGCTTTCGCCGTTTGCGGAACGCTGTACTTGAACATTTTTATTCTCCTTTGACAGCCTGGGAAATACTCGCGCCGACTTCCTGCAAAAGATTTTTGAAGTTGTTAATTTCATTGTATAGGCCATCACCAGTAACGGGGAGAGGCGCGGCAGTCGCAGCAGGAGCGGGGGGAGCAGGAACCGGAACGTACTCAATCCGTGTCTGGACCGGGGGGGCGGGAGCAGAACCAGAAGGGGCCGGGGCTGACCCACCAGAAGCCAACCGGCGTGCGTTCTCCAAAATCGCCAGCGCGAGGTTCTTCCCACCAGCCTTGTTGGGGTACTTGGCGAGGTCCACGTTGGACACTTCTTCCAGCAGAGCGAGCGTATTGGGATCGCCTAGCCTAGCAAGCAAATCCACAACAAGAACGTGGATATTTGCATCCATGTACCCTTCGATATCTTGACTGTTACCAATGTTTCCCTCCCCAATATGGGCGAGGGGAGACTTGCTGGGACGCGGCATCATTATCGCGTTATACAAGGCTCGCTGTTCGTCGGCACTCAAAGCAGACATGAAACCGTCCTCCTGTGTTTCTTCTGATTTTCCCACAAGCGACAGGAGCTTGTCGCCCATGCCTTTTGCTTTATTCCACCTGTTGCGTCGATCTTCTAATCCGTTATACCCGCCGTTAATCGCTTGCGTAACTCCGCTAAGATCACCATTGTCACACAGTTGATTGATGTGAGGGCGAGCGACAGTCCAGTACCAAACCACCCCAAGAAAACCATACTCACTGTCAGACAGTTTTTCTGGGTGTTCAACAAAAAAGTTCTTGTACGTCGTGTAGCCATTTTTGAAAGCCCACTCCGAAACTTTGGTGTAGTTGTGACGACCGGTGATTTGGATTGGGCCTCTACCTTTGTACCTTTTTCCATCCCCCGGTTTGTGATTTCCAAGATCACTGCGGCCTTCGTAAGCTTCTCCGCTGGCAATTTCCTCCATGTATTTCAGACCCGCCGACTCGTGGCCGATTTGAGCCATCCACATGGCAATGCGAGGAACGGTAGTGCAGTCGCAAGCAGCTAGTGCCTCACTCACGGCGGGGAGAAGATCGCGGTAGCGGTCCATGGGGATGCTGTTCCCCATGGCTTCGGCGAGGATTTCTACCTTTTCTCCATAGGTTACCTGTGCAGGCGCAGGCGTAAACGTACCTCCGCGCCTAAATGTTGAGTAACCGTCAGGCCGAATTTTGCGGTTAATGAAGTCTTGTGTTTTTGGATTGTTCCATGTTCCATACCCCATTTGAAAGTGCATGGCATCTTTTGGGTTGCTCCAATAGTTTCCCCAAAAAATGGTATTTTCGTAGAAATCAAGAAGATCGTTGATGGTATTGATTTGGGATTGATTAAATCCAGCATTTAAAACCCTAAATGGATGACTTTGCCAGTTTAAATCCATAGCAGTACCATTGAGATGATTGGACGTTGCTACAGAATTAGTCGGTGTCCAACTTGCAGAATCAGGATCGCGCAACGGTTCAACGTAAGCATTGAAATCAGCCGCAAACGCTCTGAGGATTTTTTCGGGTTGGCCTCGTAAAATCTGAAGGGAGACAGTGGTTCCCGGTACTTTGACCCAGACGCATTGATCGGCAGAAGCCTTAGCCGGTCTCCAACCGTTTTCTGACTCAACACCGAATTGAACCACGCCATTACCTCCTTCTTAATCCTACTACCAACTACTGATAGGGGTTCTCTTCCACGAGTTCGTGTCCACACAAACATATTCATGCGATTCGTCTATTGCTCTTTGGCCCTTGACCCCCGGTGACGTTGAAGTAAGTGGTGGGTCAACGATTGCTTTGCGAGTTATATGCTGACCGATCCACACGTTGAAATTGTATGTAGATATACGAATAACATCCCAAGCGTCTGCCTCAGTAGACAAAACCGGAGGGATACCGTCGAACCAATCGAAAGTAGCCGTAGACCCAGACTGGGCGTTAGCAGCAAACCACGGCCCTTCCAACACCACGTTCCCGCCGGTTGTCGGTTGTTTAATCCAGATATCCACACCGAACAAACCGAAAGGCGAGTCCTTATCAGTTCCGACCTGATCAGTCAAAAGACCGATATCCAAACCAAGCCGATACGTTCCCGCTGTTTCTTCGATCTTGACGATATTACCGGTTTCGATACGAGCAGTCAGCGTCTTATTAGCCGAACCGGTATTGCGAACAACAACATCAGCCGTACCCGTCAAACCGGAATCGTCAACCGTGAACGTGGGCACAGCGGTTTCTGCCAGCCCTGCGCCGAACGTGACACCGTAAGCCAGCTCATCCGCGTAATAGCCGTTGATAAACCGCGCCTGACCCTGAACAACCGTCACATTCCCAGTCAAAGCCGGAATAGCCTCCAGCGCCGCTTGCACTTCTGCAATCGACGCGTCAAAATCCAAAGCAGGCGTAGATGTACCATCGTAGTCAATGGTGAACGTACCAGCCGTAGCCTCACGCACATAAATCGTCTGCACCGCGTTAGACGGGGCGATCCAATAATCGCCACGAGCCTGAGAAACAAGCTGTAACGGCTGAAACGCCTGCGAATTAGTAGTCGAACCAAACGTAGGCGAATTCTTCAACAACCCGGCAAAAGCGAAATTACGAGGATGCCCAGTGCCAGCACGGAAGTTCACACCGGAAAACGGGATGAGATTAATTGTCCCGAACGCCGAAACTTTAGATTCAACCTCCCAAAACGGTCCAGCGCCGCCCATCATAAAATCGTAATGAGCTACGCCAAGATCGCCTAGGTCACCGGACGTTTCCACGTTGATATACAGTTCACCGGTAAGCGCCGCCTGATCGGCATTATCCCGCCCGATACGAAATAGTGCCGCTTCGTTAGGTTCACCCTCCGCAGATAATAGGCAGTTTCCCGTCAATTCAAGCTTTACGCCATTCATCGTGGTTTTGTAGCCACCCGCTTTGCTGCGAAGAACGAAAGCATCTTGACCGGCGAGGCACACAAAGTTGAGTCGATAATGGGAATAATCAAAAGAGGTAGCACCAAACGGGTTTGTTCCATTTGGCATGGCACCCTCAAACAGGTATGCAGTCGAACACTGTTCCACCGAGCATTCGATATCTGCTCGTTCAGACCAGCCAATATCATTGCTTGCATACATGCCAACGTCACCAGATTGGTTAAATCCAGCAACATGAACATCGTGAATCCGCATTTTGCCGATATCGCCCCAGCGGATCGCGTGAACGTTTGTATTGGTGTTTTCCCAACCGTACAACCACATACCGGACAGATCTTCGCCGCCCTCTGAAGCGGTGTTGAACTGCCACGCAGAATTACGGAATTCAAACGGGCAGTAAGCCCCATTGAATTTTACTGTTGTTAAAGATGCCCCTTGACCCATGACACCTTGATTCAGGCCAAGTTCAGTACCATTCTCAACATTAAGACCATTTGTAAAAAGATATGTTCCGACACCAAAAACGATCAATCCCGGTTCTGTGCCCAAAGCTGTTCTTGCGGCAGTTATAGCAGCGTTTGAATTAGTTGCGCCAGTTGGGTCTGCGCCGTAATCGTCCACATTGAAGTGTCTTTGTGTGCGAGCAATACCGCCGCCGTACCCTCCAACAACAACACCAGCCATCAGATTCTCCTAAGTGGTTTTGATTGTTGAGCCGCCAGCGTTTCCGTACACTTGAACATCTTCACAATTAAGGATTCGCATTGCATAAGAGGATGTGTAGGCGTTGTTCGACCATTCGTTACCGACGATGGTTGCTGATTTGATGTTTTGCATTTCTACTGCGTGCGCCCAATGGCCGTCCTCATCATCAAAGAATTGGTTGTCATTAAATATAAGGCCAACAAGTTTTCCGGTGTCACCGTCAGCGTTACCGATAATTCGTACAGCCGGGAACTCAAGTTCGCTGTTGTGACCGCCATTCAAAATCTGATTGCCAACGAACTTGAACGAAAGCCTGCGGTCACCCGTTTCCCACGACGGGCGTTCAATCAACACGGCTTCCCGCTGACAGTTCTCCATATAGTTGCCAACAATTTCGGTAGTGTGGCCGACGTTCGCCATCCAAATATTGTGATTCGGACCTGTCTCGCCGTCCAGCCAGTTGTAGTGAATCTTATGCGGCCCACCTTCGCACATAATGTTTGTGTCAGTGGACCCAATATTGTTGTATCGAATGTAGGAGTCCCACATCAAATACGATGCGTACAAACCTATACCATTTGACTGCTGAATGTGGTTGTACTCAATTTTATTCAGGTAGGTGGGGTTGCCGTCATTTTTCCACTCGTCTGTGCAAAGCTGCATCCCATAGCCAACCCAGCCGATTAGCTCGTTGTGTGAAATGATGGATTTTGAGATATCGGCTTTAATCGCTGGGGAGTTATTGCCTTCAACGTCCATGCAGAAGTTTGTTATATGGCAGGAGTACCACCAGCCACCTATAACCGGGTAGTCGCCTTTAGCTTGGAGTCTGGCCCCGCCAGGTTCCAAACCGGACAGGCCGCGATGGCCTATCCCGGCCAATTTGACGTTAGTCGCCGCACCGTCCCAGATCGTGTCCATATTGAGTGGGGCTATCGGTGCATCCAGTGCGTAGTCTCCTGGGGGAACCCAGATCGTGCCGCCGCCGTTCTCTACCGCAGCCTCAATCGCAGCCATAAATGCAGGCTGATCGTCGTGGACACCATCACCGACTGCGCCGAAATCGGTAACAAACCAGATGCCGGAACCCGACAAATCCGCTCCACCACCCGTGCCACCACCCGCGCCAGCCCCGTAATCATAGGTTGTTGCCATAGCGGCAGCCGCACCAGGAGTGTCCTCCCATGTCGTCGCCGGGGGATAGAGCTTGGTGGCCCATCCCGCCGAAGTGGGAGGGAGGATGGACGGGCTTCTGGCGTACTCGTCGGCCAGAGTGTCGAGGTACTTGAGAGCGATCTGGAAGCTGGTCAGTCCGTTATCAGGGTCACCGACAGGAGGAACAGCGGGATATTGAGTATGTCCTGCCCCTGCAATAGAGAAAGGATTTCCAGCGGCATCAACAAAATTATTTACTACTCCAGCAAGAGTGAAGGCAGCGTTGATGGCGTTCGTCATGGGGGTAATTTGAGTTGGCCCGATTCCATTGCTGGACAAGAAACCGCCAATTAATTCAGAAAGGAATTGGCCTACATATTGAGATTCAAGCAAATCTAGAAATAGACTGTTGGCATCTCGCCAGTTTTGGCCGATAGTTGTAGACCCAGCACTACTGAAAATGTCGTCGGTAGTGGTGAACTCCACCCAGTTATCAGGAGAGGTTGTTAGTCGCGCATAATCTCCGGTCAGTGGAAAAGAGCCTCCACCACCGGTATCAGAGCCAGGGTCATCCCATGCTCCCGACCATGTTCCACCAACAGGGCCACGAAAGTTCAACTGCCGCCGGGGGTTCCCAAAACATACTCCTCCCATGAAGTCCGACGCTCTGGACGTGAGCGACCCGCTCTGGATTTCTTTCAGCACCCCGCTCATTACAGCGGCACCCTGCGAATACCCTCCGATTGCAAAAGGAGTACCGGCAGGCATTTGATTGATTTCGTTAATCGTGTTGGTGATTCCGGCGTCGATAGAAGCACCCATACCGATAGTTGCAGCCGGATAAGGTGGCTGGCGAATATCCCAAATTTGGGGATTCATCAACATGCAAAAAGGATCGGCAGAAGGAGAGCCGGTCCACGCCACGCTTCTTCCGTTGAGACCGGGAATGGCTGCATTGATTTGAGCAGCAGACACATTGAATTTAAAATCACCCAGGTATATGACATTGAGGTTGTCAACTTTGAAGCCGCCACTAAGAATATTGAGAATGTAAGACGTTCCCCTAGCGTAAAAAAATCTAGGCTTTCCAGTCATGCTTCCTCACTGATCGTTAGCTTGCCATTGATGGATAGAACCTGGGGAGAACTGCCCCAATAGCGGGGTGCTTCGTGCAAAAAACCCAAAGCCCCACCCACGATTATCTTTATAGCTGTGAACATCGTAACTGCCGTCAAGAAATGATGAAATTTTTTCTTGAGAGTTTTGGATTACAGTGATTTTATCTGGCTCCCCGGTAGCCAGGTTGCCGACCTTAAGGGCAATAATACTTCCTGCTGACGGCACAGATGTTGACACCGTGATCAGGTCATAAATGTTGCCCCCCTCAAGGTAGCTAAGAATAAGCTGCCCAGTGCTTGTCCACCGTGCGCGAACATAACTTGAATTATCATCAGCAAGCATAGCGAGCAGATCAACAGCGGGAGCCGTAGGCCATGATCCTTGCCAAGGACCGGCGTTAACGATAGCGGAAACATATTGATAAGCAGTGTTGGAGTGCTGATCACCATAATTCCCGCCACCTATGAACCGACAAAGAGCATAATTGTCGTCGGCAAAAAGAATTGATTCACTCCAATAAGCGTGATGACCGTCAAGCTGAATGTTGCCATCACCAGAACCAATTTCAGTGACGTTCCATACCGGGACTAGACTTCCGACTCGCTCAAAATCATCAATCGCTACAGCCTTGCCAGCGTCTTCCAAGGCAACGATGCGACCCTGAAGCTTTTCGATAGTGGAGTTGGCTCCGATCAAAGAGTCTTGTTGGATACGGAAAGCCCGGAAGATATTGAACAGCGGGGTACCGGCATCAAAGGGGTTGATATCCAAACCGTCATCAATAAGTTGAGTGGTGGATTCCCAAACATCTTCTAGTTTGTCAACAAGGGTCTGGGGCATCGTTCCAGTTTTGTAAACGCCAACGTCATCCCAATATACAGTTCCCGCCGAAGCCGTTGCCAAAACCTCTAGCATGACGAAAATCGAAGTAACGTCTTCCTCAATGACAATGGTATCTGCCATTTCAAGCCAGGTGGTTGATTCCGCTTGGCTGTCGATAATGATGGTGGATTGTTGCACATCACCCTTGAAGGGAATCACATTTAAGCGGAAGGGTGTGCCAATGCCAGAATAACCAACTGTTTTCATTTTGGCACTGATATAGATTTGATCTCGTTCGCTAACGGGAACAGCGATACGGGTGTAAAGCTGGTGAAGCCCTCCATCACACACGAGCTTCACACAGCCTGTGGTGCCGGAACCCTCAGTGCTGTCCCAGTCCCAGCCAGTCGCCCCCTCCACACTGGCCGAAATGTCGAACCCGCCTTGGGGGTCGAGCATATTGTCCGATCTTTCGGCAATACTCGCCACAGGAAGAACGCCAAACAATCGCTGCGGAATAGTGCCGAAAAGTTGGGCAACGTTGATGGGGCTGAACTGAGTGAGGAACTTTCCAACTGCATCACCAAGAGAAGCTAAATCTAGTCTCAAAGCATCTCCCGTAAAGATACCGACTATCGGCTGGATGAATGTGCGATCAATCCATGCCCCCAAATCATTAAACGGGAGAATGTCGAAAATGAAATCTTTTAGGTTTTCCGCAAGCTTTTCCAGCAGGTCCAGTGGATTGAACCCGACATTGAAGATATTGATGTTGCCGAAAATGTTCGTCCACCACGTCAAAACATTCTCTACCGCTGTCTGCCAACCAGAAAGATCAATAGTAAGAAGGTTGCCAATATTGGTTAGCATTCCTTCAAAGATTTTCCCGAACAATTCAAATACGTCGAACAGTTCATCCCAGATGTTTAAGTCGCCAAAGAAATCTGTCCACCAGTTCATAGCGTTCTGCACAGACGGCAACCAACCGGAAAGGTCAATTCCCAAAAGCTGTCCAATCCAGCCGGGGATTGCCGTGAACACCCCGCCCAACAGGGTCAGCACATCAAAACCGCTGTCCCAAATGTTGATATCCCCGAACCAGTCAGTCCACCACGTCATCAAGTTCTGGATAGCGTTAATCCAGTCGCTCAAGTCAATATTGAGTAGATCACCGGCCCAACCCAAGATGGCGTTGACAATGCTGCCGATAAAAGGGATCAGTGTAAAGGAACCGTCAAAAAGATTGAGGTCACCGAATACGCTCGTCCAGGCATTAAGCAAGTTCGTCTTGGCAGTGTTAAAAGCATCGGTGATTCCGCTAATCAACCCGCCTGTCCAAGGAGCGAATACCTCGGCAATGTTCTCGAAAATGTCAATGATGAACTTGACGGCGTCCATGAACGCAGTGCCAAGACCACCGAACAGGTCTTCAATTTTTCCTGCCAGGGCGACAAGAAAATCAACAATAGGCTGGGTAAATTCATTGAGAACAGTGGTGATGAACGTCCATGAATCCCCAGCCCAGTCTCGTAGCTGAGTCAGCCAGACGGCAAGCTGCTGAAGAGCCTGCCCGACAATCGGCACTTCCCCGAAAATGTCCAGCAGAGTAGCAAGAGCATTGTCTAGCCACTCAGCAAGAATGTCTTGAAACCCCTGGATCGGGACAATGTAGGTACTGAAGAAATGCCAAGCAGCAGAGAACAGGTTGATGGGGAAGATTGCTGCCAAGCCCGTTTGCTCATCGAATCCGAATAGTGAGCCGATTGCCTGGAAAACGTACTTCAAGTCTCCGAAGTCAAAACCGGTGTTGCCATTACCGCTGAAGATAACGAAGATATCGGCAATAAGATCACCGATCTGCTGAATGAAGTTCTCATTGGCAGCATCAATGCCTCGCTGCATTTCCCGCATGTACTGGCCCATGTAGGAAACGTCATTGACAAGCTTCGACATAAGCTTGCCTTGATCACGATAGTCATAGGACTCAGGAGTGATCGAACCAAGAGCGCGAGATTCCTGGGATTCTAGCTTGTATCCCGCTCCGAACGCGGTCATCCCACCGTCACTTTCACGTCATCCCAGAAGGCGATTCCACCGGCTATTGCCGTGACGCACAATGTCATCGTTATCTCGTTGACACCTTCAGAAGAAACAATATGTGAACCAGCTATCTCTGTCCACCCTGCCGTGCCTGATGGGAAAAGATCGCCAGCAACCCAGGTAAGAGGATTGACTTCCCCGCCGTTGTAGTATTCGGTCACCCCAATCCAGAAGCCATTGTTAGGTGGATCAATACTTCCTGTTACGTTAACCTCTTGATGCTTCATCCAAGCGGTGAGATTAATCGTGGCACCGGGATCAACCCCCATTTTGTGCGACTCTAGATACTCTGCACCATCGTCGCAGTCAATCCGAACACAGCCCGGTGCGGTTCTGCCATCATTGCCGACCCTGAACCACTGCCCTTGTCTGGCATACCACCCGCCACGGTTGGTGTTGAAGTAACCATTGGATAGCAGGTTAACGTCTGCCGTGGGTTGTTCTTCGTAATTAGGATCGTATTCGATGGGGTCAAAATTGAAGGCACCCTCCACCTTCAATTCAAGCTCCATAATCGGCTCATCATCCTTGAAGGTCATTGCTGTAACACGATGCCACTCAGCAATATCCCCGGTCCAAGGATAGTTAGGAGCCTCTACATAAATACTGTCTCCCAGCCAGAAAGTTCCGAGAAGGGCATTGGGGTGGCTGGGGTCGATATTGATTTTGCTGAACGAATGAGGAATCTGTCGCCGGGTGAGCTTCCTTTTTGCCCAAGCAGCGGCTCGTTCAGTGGAGTCCAGATAAGCGTCTTCCTCCATGACCACCCGCCTCACGCGGGAAGGTGTGGTGTCGTGAGTGAAAACCTCTCCCGGCCCCGGTGTGGGATGAGCTTGGTTCCACGCATCTTCCAGAGCTTCAATATCTTTCATGTCGTCAGCGTCATATTTGTTTGACAACTGGGAGGAATAGACCTTTCCCGGCCTCCACCCCCTAACAATCACATCTGAAACTGCGGAAATCTCTCTTTCCTCTGACAGTTCACCGGCGACAATGTTTTCTCCAACAACGAAGTTCAAGTTTTCCTGAACTACTCCGAGATACGGGTAGCCAAGCTGTAGCGTCTTGACGAGATGTTCACCGTCTTTATAGACGTTTTCAATCATGTCCAGTGGAATGTCCCTGGCAATACTGGTGATAACGTCGCCACAATCGTTAAAGTCCACCGCACGAATAAACATGGCAAAAAAATCGAAGCTCAAAATAGAGCCGTCGAAACTATAGCCGGGAAGCATTTGTGTGCCAGTTTCAGATGGCTGCACACTCACCCCAAGATTGGCGTTATCAAATGACTGGGCGTGTGCCCATATTTTCTGGATGACTTCAGCGGGGTCAACAGCAATGGGGTTGTAGTCCTCAAGCCAGGGAATGCCCTTGGGGTACCCCATGAACCCCAAGCCTTCGATTGCCAGATCACCACTTTTAGGGTCAACGGTGACCTTGTTCACAAGCTGCGCCCCAAGGTAAGTGGTAACACCATTGAGGTTGATGGAGGGGATAATCCACTGGCCCCATGCTTTCCAGTTAATCCCCGCTGCGCTGCCATACTGCTCACCCATGGGAATCTTGAAGGCGCAATGGCTAGGGGCAGAAAGAGAAATTCTGACTTCGGGTTCTACAACAACAAGGTCTGCGGAAAGGAGAGCATTTGGGTTTGAGTCAGACATAGTTTCATTGGCTTTGTAAACCATGAATCTAATTCTGTCTCTCACCCCCCATGGCATTAGATAACCCCTGTCGTGGCACCCTGAGTGATGACATACATCGTTCCTCCACCAGAGGTATAGCTTAGCGTCAGGGAAGTCTGCGGCGGTACATATAGCTGATCCAGGTAAAGAATATTGTCGTCGGCAGCAGTATTGCTGATGAGATTACGAATGTTAGTGCCGTCACTGAGAATTGCTCGACGCTGCCATGGGTAGGAACTGATTTCAAAGCTTTGCCCAGTAGTGAGGGTGAGGTTGACAGATATATGAATACCGCCAAAGTTCAAGGTGGGGTTAGAAGCTCCATTAGAACCGACAATTCTCACCCAAGCATATTCATTAGTGTTATTGGTGAGAAGTTTACTCTGCCCCGTAGTAAGGGAAATAGTTTCTTCTTCTACATCGTAAGTCAAAGTATCTGCTCTACGGAATTCCCCAACACACTTGACCAGCGTTGACTTCTCAGAAACTTTTTCCGAAGCAAAAGACCCTGGCCTACCGTAAATTATTTTTGTGATGCCGCTTCTGTCACAAAAATACAAAGGCATCATGGCTCCCCATTGGGAACGAACACTGTCTCCCCGCCACACCGAAGCCAAGTCTTCAACCGTTACAGCGTTGATCCAGAAATCTGGAAGGGCTATATTCTCAAAAGGTGGAAGCTGGTAATTGTAGATAACCTGCATCTGAATTTCGACGCTTGTTGGCTTAAAGTGATCAAAGCCAAAGCGAATTTCATCAGAGCGAGGAAGTTGATAGTCCTGCGCGTTAACTTCATACGGTTTCGCGTCAAAGTTTTCTACGACGACATTAGTATGCCTACCGATAGTAATGCCACCGATTTGATACTGCCCTGGAAGAAGTTCGGTCACGAGGCTAACGCTCCCGCATACTGTGCAGAATTAACTTGGAACATCATATTTCTCGTCAAATCCCTTGGGTCAGAGCCGGGGCCACCGTACACGTTGATGTTACCAATCAACTGACTCCTGGCATCAGGGTTTGCCCCGCCACTGAACGGGACAGTATGCGCCCTTTTATCCAACGGATTTTCTGCGCTATAAGCAAGGAGTTGATTGGTTTCCTGGTCGAGCAAGAACTTGACGTTCCCGGCCAATTGTCCACCAGCACCGCCAGTCAAATACCCCAGGAAATCTCCGACATAAGTTCCGGCGATCCGGTAAACCAACTGCCCAAGGTCAATGATGGCGTTGGTGGTTTCGATTCCCGCCTGCACGCCGGAAGCGATAGCCGATACCGCTGCTACCGCCGTCGCTGCCCCAGAAGCCCCGCCGGATGGGTCGGCCCCGCCAGCAGCCGCAATCACAGAGGCGACTACACCACTGACATTGGCAACAGACCCGGCAATGTTCGCGGCAAATTCCAGGTACTTTTGAATATTGTCCACCATGTTGTAGACATCTTCAGTGTTGGCAACGTTTCTGGTCAGGATACCGGTGATGTTTTTGGTGGCAGCAACACTTTCAAGCCCAGAAGTTACGGAGGCAATGATGCTAGAGGCAACACCACTGGCCCCCGCCACCAAACCCGAAACAGCGTCAATGGGATTTGCGTCCTGGGTGTACCCGGTCTGAGCCATTATGTCGCTCTTGAGAGATTCCAGTTGACTTGCCCCGGCCAACGATTGCGGAGTGTTCTGGCCACGCAAACGATTGATTTCCAGGTCCAAGCTTTCCAATGTAGAAGCCGGATCGGATAGCGTTGAGTACCCTCCCGCCTGTGCGCCGTAAGCAGCAGCAACAGCGGGGTTCTTACTTAACTGATCTTGGAATTCTTTTTCAGTTCCGAAGAAGAAATTATTCTTATCTTGTTGTAGCTGTTGGAACCTTTCAAAAGTCATACCCTCTGGCAGAGTGAACTCTAATGGATTTTCTGCAAGAATTTTTGCTTTTTCTTCTTCTGTATAGGGCTTTTCAGTAAGTTCGTTAATGTTATTTGGTCCTGGTGCCGCCCCCTGCTTCTCGCCATGGGGCGCAGTCTGACTATAGGTACCGTCAGGGTTTCTTTGAATGATGATTTGGTTGGTATCTCCACCAGAATAAGGGTCAAGAAATGTTGGCAACCGTCGCTGTTGTTGGGTTGGGATTTGCACCCCACCATGAACGGCGGCATTCGCAAAAGCCTGGGCCATTTCATCAAGAATTGCTATATGAACATGGTCGCCATGGTATCCAGCTTGCCCCGTATTGTAAGGACTACCCGCCATGTCAATCGCCGGAACAAGCTGTCCGTTGTAAACATTAGAGCTAATCCCTGGCCCCTCAAAAATTAACTCTCTTATATAAGGGGCAAAGTTACTCATCATTGCTTGTGCAAAAGAAGCCAATTGTTCCGGTGTCCCATTAAAATCACCGGCTTGACCAGACGGGTGAAAACCATTGTCAATACTATGGTTTGTTGCTCCAGTACCAAATCTCACACCGAAGCCAGAAGCAATTTGCGCTGCAACGCTAAACTGATCGTGTGCCCCAAACAATTCGATGGGGCCAGAAGCCGTACCTATAGGTGGCAATCCTCCGCTTGGGGTGAATCCATTCATTGCCCCCAATATCCCAGGCTGACCTGCAATAGCTTGGCCGTAAAGACCCCGCGCTTCGTTAATAAAGTTTCCTGTAATTGACCCGTATTCGGTCCCAGCAGCGTTAGTTCCCAGTTGCGGATTTTGAGTGTAGACCGCTGCGTTAAGTGGACTCAGACCCTTGGCAAGGTTTTGCTGATACTTGTCGTAGAAAGCGTTGATAGCGAAATTGGGGTCGAGAAGCTGTTCTGGTGTACCCATCCACCTTCAGGGGTCTGTTGGAAAACCCCATACGCCGTTCCTTTTCCACCGCCAGGAAGAAAAGCTCCATGGCCCTTTCCAACTGTATTTTGTCCATAACTGGATTCGTGCCCTGCGGTGGCGATTGCAGCAACGATCTGCTCTTGGTTCAGTCCACGACGTTGACCTTCTGCAACGATAGCCGAAACAACATCATTCTTTGGGGCACCCTGAAGAAGCTGACCGCGCTTCTCCCAGTTAGTAATGTTGCGCTGCGCTCCCCCCGCGATACCGAACAAATCTTGTTGAGCCTGAAGGTTACGCTGTGCAGCAAGCTGTTCGTCGCTAACCGTCTTGGAGTAAGTATTCTTGCCGAAGAATGTGCCCTTGCCCAGCGGGTCAGAGATGAATCGGAAAGCTTCAAAAACAGTGCTGGAAACCTTGCTGAAGATATCGTTGACACGCTGGGCTATTTCAGCAATATCAAAAAGTTGACCAAGGTATCGACCCACCTGGGAGATGCCGCTGTTACCAGTGCTGGTCCCGCCGATTGCCTGACCGGCCATGTAGCTGGCGGCACCCCGAACGTCACCGGTCTTTTCGGTGATGCCCTCTGCATACTGGCCGCTGAACTGCTTGCCTGCATAGAGAACAGCGTCACCGTGCTTGGCAAGCGGCCCCTCTTTCGGTGGTGACTGGTGGAAGTAGCCCAGAGCCGTACCGGCGAGTAGCCCTGCTGCGGAATCAATCTGGCTCTTGTTCTCCCGCATACCTCGTGCAAGCTCAGCGGCGAACTTGCTGCCGGAAACATAAGCGTCAGCAGCGGTTTTGTCGATTTCATCCTGAGCATGATCGGTAAACTCACGCAGACTTTTTTCTGCCTCAGAAATATTTTGTTCAACTTCAGACTTTAGTTTGTTGTCTTTTGAACCGTCTTTGTTGCCTTTGTTGCCATCCAGATTAACTTCTGGGGTAATGGTGATTCCAGAGCTTTGAAGCTGCTCCTGAATCTTTTTGATGGTTTCTTCGTCAATACCAAGTCTGATGAGAAGTTCTTTATCACCACCATTAAGCAGTTCTTGAAGTTTGGTTCCCAGCTTTTCTGGATCAACAAGACCAAGCTGTTCTGCCAGTCGCTGAATAGCCTCTACATTGGCCCCGGCAGCCTTGGCTCCATTAACGAGTGCAGTCTGGAATTTCTGGAAAGCTTCTTCAGCATTCTCGCCCTTTGAAACAAGATTGAGGTACTGTTCCGCTACCGGTGCAAGAACGTCAAGAAGGTTTTTACCAGCTCGAGTGGTTACGTCAATAGCCCCAGTCTGGGCATCAATGATGTTAGTTAACCCACCACCAGAAGAAATAGCTTCTTGCAGGTTTTGAGAAAGGTCACGAATGCTCTCTGCATACTCTGCGGAAGCTTGAAGTGCAGAGGTCTGAATCAAGCCAAGACCCTCTAGGACGTTTTTCAGTCCATTGAGCTTCTTGTCAGAGTCTCCCGCTGCCTCCGCGATCTGCTTCAGACCTTCGACCACCTGAAGTTTTCCAGGGCCAAGTTTTTCTGAAGCTTCTTGGATTGCCAGGAATTCATTACGAAGCCTTTGAAGCTCATTTGCCGCTTCATTGCCACCATCACCAGATTTTCTGATGTGGTTGGTCATTGCTTTGAAATACTCTGGGGTGCCTGAAACTATTCTTGTCAGGTCTTCTGTTGAATACCCCAGTCTTTCAAAAGCCTTGATCGCTTGCTCAGCGTCTTGAGCCATTTTTTGACCCTGATTAAACGCTTCGCTTTGCCCAAACTTAAACCCACCACCGACTGCGCTGCCCTGGATAGCACCCTCATCAAAAATGCTGGTGATGTGGTCCCAAAGATTAGGAAGTTCCCTGGCTTTTGCCTCAAGGTTGGCCTGCATCATGCCAACGCCTTCGGTGACATGAGACAAAACATTGGAGCCAACACCACGGTCAGCTATGAAGGCTTTCCGAAAACCTTCACCCCAGTCCTTGAGTCCCTTTTCACTGTTCTTGAGAACGTCGTCAAATGATTTGATTTTGGCCTTGGCCCCGTCGATCCCTGAATAAATACCGGCGATAACTAGGGCAACAATTCCAGCCCTAGAGGCAAACTTGGCAATGCTGTCGCCAACGCTTGACAGTTTGTTTGCGGCTTTTTTGCCAGCATCTCCCATAGTCTCCAAAGAGCCAACTAATGAAAGAATAATGTTCTGAGCACCCTTGTAGAGAGTAAAAGCTCCCGCGCTGATTTGAATGATATTCCGCAACGGACCAAGAATGTACTTGAGGGCCACAAAGGCAGCGGCAAGACCGCCGACCCAACCAATAACTTTCGCAATCGGACTGTTCTCAAGACCAGCAAAAATAAGCTCAAGAATTTGAAGGGCCAATTTAATGGCGGGAACCATCACGTCACTGACGGCACTAGAGAACTGCTTGATGACCGGCCATGCTTCTTCAAAAGCATCAATAACAGAGCGCATAACGTCTTTAAAGGTTTCGATATGCTCTGTTCCCATATTGCGAACGGCATCACCGATTTTCTTCAACGTCCCGCTGGCTGCGCTGTCGGTCACTGTTTTGTTGAACCGAGCCATAGCGTTAGCGAAACGCTCAAGGAAATTACTGCCATCGTTAGTGGCGAAAAGAGTGAGAAGCGTATACGTTGCCTTGATAAGGTCACGCATACCTTTGGTCAGGTCTTTAACCCCGATCCAAGACTCTTTCATCCAGCGGGTCAAATTCCCGTTTTCGCGGTTAACCCTCGCCCACTCCGAAAACTTTTGTGACAAACCTGGAAGACCAGCAGACAAAACATTAATAAACTCTGCGCCAGCAAGGGAAATGTCCTTGAGGCCACGAGCCAATGGCTTGATTGTGTAGTTAAAATTTTGAAGAGTTCGGGACGTAAGCGAAAACATTCGCTCTGTATCTTGAAGAGTTTGAGCTTCCTCTAAAAACTCAACGAGCCGTGCCCTACCTGACTTAAAGGCAGAGGCAACCCCAATCATCCCGCTTTGGAGTTTCGGCAGATACGCTGTTGCCAAGCGATTAAGTTCATCTGCCGCACGGTCAAAGTCAAAAGCCTTTTGAATTTGAGTTTGGAACTCCCGAAGCTTGGGCATGAGCATGTAGATTGCTCGACCCATCTTCTGAAGATGCGGGGGGAGGGCGAAGAGAGCAGCCAAAGCCTCTTCGCCGCCTTGAGTGATATCCCCGAACTTTTCGCCGATTCCCTTGAAGACCACGCCAAGAGTGCTGAAGCTGGCGATCACCATGGAGATGGCAGCCGGAAGGGCCAAGAAACCACCCGATAGCTGTTTAATGCCGTTCCACAATCCGGCAACCAGATTAGAGGTAACGGTCAAAGCTTTGTTGAGAGCTTCCAAGGCTGCTGGGCCAAGGGCACCCAACGCCCCAAGACTGAGCAGAACCAACTTAGTAATTCGCCCAAGTTTCCCAAAACGAGAAGTTAAAGAATTGAGGCCCAGCTTCATTACCGCCAAACCGGAAACAGACTGGTAAATGCCCCTTGCCATGTTATTCATGGCCCCGCCAGCGTTTCTCAGACTGAACAGCACCTTATCATTTGCCTGAGCCAAATTTTTCATCGTGTTCGTAGCAATTCGACTGTGCCGCGATACCGACTGCAAACTCTTGGAAAAAAGATTAGAACCCGTTGTGTGCCGCTGAAGGAAAGAAGCAAAAGCCCCTACCGCTGCAAGACTGGACAATGCCCCGCCCAGCTTGAGAATCTGCTGTTGCCAGCGAGGAACGTCTTTCATGGCTTTGTTCAAGCTAAGGAAACGATTGGTAAGAACCCCAATTCCCAGGCTTGCCACTCCGGTTCCACCCAAAGCCCGAAGAAAACCGACGAACCCCCCTTTACCAGCCTGGAATTTGGTGACAACTTGATGCAGCGTCGTCATGGGCGGGATAATGGTTCTCGCTGCTCGCGCAGCTTTTTCCATATTTTTGGTAAGACGCAACATGTCTTGCGCTGCCGTACCGGAAGAACCGTGCAGCCGACCAAAACCGTGGTGAAGATCGCCTATTTCTTCTTCAAAGTCACCGGTTTCTTCAGCAGCTTGCTGCATAACATTGGCGAGATTTTTGAGTTCCCGCTCAAGGCCAGTCATTGTTCGCTGGATTTGCGCCATACGGCGATCCAGCTTTTCCATATTCCGCTCTATGTCGGAAGTGCTGGCTTTTGCTTTCTTTGCGCCGGTATCATCGTAGTCAATCTTGATCCGACCATGGGCTGTGCCAAGGTCATAATCTGGCATTTCGCCTCCTAGCCGGATTCAGATTTAAGGAAGACTACTTCATCTTGATTTGGATTTTCTTTTGTCTCCACCATTGTATTTGCAACTTGATCCGGCTCCCGGTGACGCTTAACGGCGATTCCAAGATTCCGCTCCAGTACCGACAACCTGGCCGCTGCGATCAGTCTGTCGGTACCCTTTCCTCTTTTATGAGACTTCCGAAGCTGTTCTTCTGCTTCGTGCATCTCATTTTCAATTTTTCTTCCGAAGTAGAAAACGCCCCGGTTAAAATAGAAGCCTTTGGGAGTCTGCGGGTCGAACTGCCACAGGCTCGTTGGGGGGCAGTGGAACGTCTGACACATCTGGTACGTTTCCCACACCAGTTTCTTGTTCCTTGCGAAACGTGGACAGACCCTCGCTATCGAAGATCACCCCGAAAAGTTCCATCCGATCAGAGAACGGAACCGAATCGACGTACACCAGTCCAGGCTGACGTGCAGCCTCGTGAAGAGGAATGGCATGAAGCTGTGGCTTGATGACCCCGGCCATCACCACAGAATTCACCATATGCTCCATCTTGGTGAAATTCTGCGACTTCAAGACAGCCGTATTGACAGCCTCTTTAGCCGAAGCCGAAGAGTCGTCAGCAAAGAGAGCCTTGGACATGAAATCAAGCTCTTCAGCAATACCAAGCTTGAGCAGATCGCCCATATCCAGTCGGCGCAAGAGAACCGTCTGCCTGGTATTTTCCAGCGTGTAGTCGAAAGGTTTCTTGTACTCATTGGAATTCGACCACGCCTCTGAAAGAGCGTACTTGTCTTCTGACATTTTGACCTCCTGGGGTTCCTAGAAAAACATCACTTTTTTATGACGATCACTCGTCAGACAGTACCACCGAAATCGACGGGCAAGGATCGGAGTACACCGAATCAATTCCAGTCGAAACGCGGAAGAGGACCGTTCCGGCACTCAGCCCAGTCACCGACATGCTGTTGGTGGTGGGGTTGGTACCCGCCGAAGACCAGTTCGACCCGGCATCAGTGGACTTCTCCACCTTGTAGTCGTCAGCACCAGTCACCGCATCCCAGGTCAAAGCCAGGGTGATCGTCGGAGTGGTACCGGAGAACGCCCCAGCCGCCAGGTTCAGCGGGGAGGGGATCGGGTTGGGATCAGGGGTCAGAGTCACCGCAGCGGTGGATTCACGCCGGAAGATGCTGTAGATCAGGTCATTGGTGTCGTCCAGCAGCGGAAGGCCGACCCCCGAAATCTGCGAGGTCTGGAACTCACCGTCAGTGAAGTTCGCCTGAACGTCACCGGTCACACGGCAACGGTAGATGCGAACGAGAATGTCACCACCGGAGTCGGAGATGATCTTGCCGTCGATACGGAAGAACGGGCGGTTTGAGGTCGCCTTTTTCTTCAGTTCCACGATGCGATCCGGCGTGGTGCCAGTCTCAACGATGGTCCCGCCGGTCATCACGGCCCATGCGGAAACGGGCAGACCGCCCGACTCCAAGGACCAGTTGACCTGGGCACCCCGGCCACGAGTGGTGATGAGCTTGTCATCACCGCGAAGCTCCTGAAACTCTTCCGCTTCAGTGAAGTTCAGAGTCTGAATGTACGGAAGCTCCACCGAAGTAGTGTCGAGAACCGTGCCGACCGCATCAGTGTACTGCGTCAGCTTCAGGTCACGAACACCATACGGCAGTGCATCTGCAACTGGTGCGGTCATTTCCATTTCCCTTCTGGTTTCGGTCTTTTGAACCGTCTAGTTTCAATCATCTTGATTGAACCATCAGCATTAAGTTTTTCTAGGTTCCAGCGGTGAAGAACCACTTCGTTGTGTTGATTTTTGCAAAATCTGCTATTGCAGATTACTTCAAAAATCCCTCTTGCTTCGCTACTTACCTCACCAAACTTCTTGCTGTTGCACCGAATTTCCGGCACATCACTTACCCCCAACATACTGGAACTGAGAGGGGAAAGACTTCACCAGATAATCGGCGGCTTGTTTCGTCAAGCCCTCACCGACCTTAACGGTAAAGTTGTCACGCTGAAAATGCCAGCGAACCTCGCCGTGCTTGATTCCACCTTTGAGGAAATCCTTTTCCCGAACAACCACTTCCAGGCCATGCGAAAAGGGAGTCGCCTTAACCCGCTGGCCGGTGGTATCGACCTTGGCTCGTGGACTCACGTCGCGGCTGTCGGCAACCTCCACCAAAGACTCAGGCTTGCTCACGGCTTCCACCGGATCATTACGCCTCGTGCCTGCCATACAGTTATCCTCCTTGGTACTGCCCTGATCTTATCCGATCAGGGGAGTGTTTCGTCATATAAAACACCGTATGTCGCGTTCCTGGCAATTGTCTTCCAGGCTGGATCAATAAGGTTTCTTGACCTGCCTTGTTTCATAATACAGGTAACTCGCACATTGTCTGATCCAGTTGTCTGTTCAAGGCCAAGAAGAATGCCTTCAATTCGATTAAGAATTGCATCAACAGGGGCATAATCCCTGTCTTTTTCCATAGGATGATGAACCCATATCGTCATTATTCGCGGCCCCTTTTTACGAGGGCCAAGAACAGTAGACTCTTCAAAATTGATGACAACGAAATAGCCGTCTTTCACAGGCCGATCATCCAAAGATTGAAGCTCAAAAATCGTATTTGAACTAATGTCATAAGACTCAAGTATAGAATCTCCATCTAGGGCTTCAAAAATTGCTGACGGAATCATGTTATCGCTCGTAAAAGAGTCCGAATATCATCCATGATTTTGTTCCCGACAATTCTCATGGCCGGGGTAATGACAGCCCATTGCCCAGAATGAGCAACCTCTAGCCAAATGCCATAGGTTACCGAGTACGCCATAAGAAGTTCATGGGCATTCCTGCCATTATTCGCAAGAGCAACCAACCCGCTACGCGCTGCCCCGGTGTCATCGTGCCATGGAGCATGTTCCTTCAACCATCCTGTCGCATACAAAGCGTTGTAGTCGAAAAGACCACTCATAGCCCTGTTGAGCTTACGATCAAAATTGCGAACATTATTGTTCAGCTTTTTTGCATCGTACTCAAATCTGACTTTAGCCATATCACACCGGAACCCTGCCGTGGCTAACCCCGCCAGCCTTGACTTCATAACCATTGCTAGGGGCCAGCCATTCGATGACATTTTTCTGGCCGTCGTCGGTAACCCAATAATCGCCTATAGCAACTTCAGCATCGTAAGGCCCAACAAGAACAAAGTCGAACCTATGAGTATTTGTATCGCCAGTGGAAACTAGTCCTTCTATCGACCCGCTCCAAATCACCTTAAAAGTTTGCGGATCACGCTCACTAAGCTGAATCAGCGTCTTCGTACCGTTGACAAAATCCTCATACACAGGGGTCAACGTAATAACAGTAGGATCAGCAGCGATAAATTTCAGGGTGCCTTTGCGGTGAATCGTTAGTTCCACAGAATTCGCCAGCATTGTCAAACCCTCGTTGCCGTCCTTGAAGCTGCATGAGGCTTGGCAATTCCAGTACCCGAAGCGGCATCTTCAGCATCAGCCCTAGCCTGCCAATCCCGTACAAGCTCTACCGCCCTTTCGTGCAAACGAATGGTGCGAGAACTGCCAGACTCAGAAACGTCCTCAGTGCTAACAGTTTTCGCAGCAATCGCACGCCACCCGGCAAGAATTGCCTTGGTCTGTGAAAGACCTGAATCCAGCCATGTTTCAATGATGGTGTCGTCAATCCCAAGGTCTTCAGCCTCATCTGCAAGCTGAAGTTTGACAGAGGAAATCGCAGCCGAATCTGCCACGATTTACCCCCTACTCGTCCTCAAAGATTACTTCGCCAGCGTCCCGACGATCCTGCAAGTTGATCGCCAGAAGTTCCTCTAGGCGACCACGATTTGCGTCGGTTTCAAACTCGACGTTGGATTCCTTCAGAAGCTCTTGCAGATCGTGCTTGTTCTTCTGACCAGTGACGAACGAAACGATATCGTCGTCAATCTCGTCGTCGTCGGAAACCTCAGTGAACCCTTCCGGCCCAACGATGCCCGAAATGTCATGGGCACCAGGAGTGTGACCAGGACCGGTGAACTCAGCCAGAACGCCGTTCTCTCGATCAGCGACCCGCCCGGTGTCATAGTCGAGAACCGAACCGGGAAGCGGGGCACCACCCTTGTCATAAACAGCAGTCTGCTGGTCAGGGTGGGTGTAGAACGGAGTCTGAGCCGGGGCACCAATAGCCTCGTGAGGCTCAGGAGTCCTGGTCCCATCTGCACCGAAACGTCGCTCATTCGCGGGAATCAGGTAGCCACGTCCACGGCTACGAAGATAAGCCTTGTCCTCTTCAGACAACGGCTTATCCAGATCAACAAAACGGCCCATTCCAATTCCTTTCTAAAAATTGGAAACCTGGCTGAACTTTCATTCAGCCAGGAATCCTGGCCGGGTTAGACGAGGAAGCCCCCGCCCTTCTTGTACTGCGTCGGGATATCGTAGGTTCCCGAAGCCTTGACCTGCATGATGGCCGCACCGCCACGCTGCCGGATACCGGTACCGAAGCTGCGAGCGTAGAAGCCGTCGATGATCGGGTATCGCTGGTAGTTGCCGGGGAGAATGCGAAGCCCCTGCATGGCCGGGTTAGCGTGCTGACGCAGGCCGACCGGATTGGCGAGATTGAAGCGACCGCCGAAGCCGACACCCAGCAGATAACCGCTGGGGATGTACTCTTCCTCAACGATGTGCCAGAAGCCGTAGGAACCGATCACAGGCAGATTGCCGAACAGCGGAGCAGGCTGATTGCCCAACAGACCTTCAGCATTCGGCAAAATCATTGCCGGTTGCGTCGGAGAAGGAATGAAATCGTAAGCAGCGGTAGCACCGTTGTTATTCACAACCCCCCTGCGGAAGGTACGAATAACGTCGGTTTCAGCTTTGTTCGCCAAGAGCAGGAACATTGTTCCCGCCTGCGGCGAATAACCATGCTCAGTGATCTGTTCCAGCAGGTCATCCAGGTCCGACGAGTCCAGCGTCGAATTGCTGGAAATCATGTAGTGATTGTGGCTCTCATCGAACGTGTTGTTCTTGAAGCGCGGCGGGGCAACACCGTCACCGTTATACAGCGGGTAAACGCTGTACGCCTGGGTACGAATGTTGGCACGACGAGTCCGGTTGTCGAACAGAGCCTCAAGAATCTTGCGGAAGACAAGACGCTTGTCAGCCAGAGGACAGCTTCGTGGATCGCTTCGACCTGACGAGCGTCGGCATCAGCCAAGAACATCCAGGTGAAGACGTTTCGCTTGTCGTAGTGACGCAGATCGTAGCCCATTTGGAAGACTTCAATCGGCAAACCGGCACCACGCGGGACACCGATTTCAGAAGCTTCCTCAAAGGTAAGCTCACCGATCTGGACGACAGGCTCAATCGGCGTGGTCACCGGATAGGTGAGCAGTTCGATCAGATCGTCCATTGCCTCGTTGTAGATACTGATGGATTCTGCGAAAGAATTCCACAGCGCATTGAGGTCAATGCCGTCAGAAGTGACGGTAACCAGATCACCGGAAGTGAGCATACCTTCCTGACGAACCGGCTGAGTACCACCGAAGATCGGACCAATGGGAATACCGTTGATCGTCAGCATCCCGAATTCCTTATCTGCCAACATGGCATTCCTTCCTGATTCTTTCTTTTCAGCCGTTACGAAGTTGCGTCGAGGACGTTGACGATGAGCCGGTCAGCCTCAACCGTGTGCCCGACGTACACGCCGTCTGCGCCCTCCACTGCGGTCACCGAACCGTCAGCATGACCGTAGTAGTTGGTGCCAGCGACAGCGGTGGTCGAAGGCTGAGTGATGGTCACGAGGTCAGGAGTCGGAGTAGCCGACACGGTAATCAGCGCGTCATCGTCGGTCAGCACTCCCCATGCCTGGTTGTAGGTCACCGAGTACGGACCATTACCGGTAACGGTGAAATCGTCCGAAGTGTGACCGTCATCCAGAGCGACGAGAGTAGTCTTCAGGTTGGCACCAGTGATGTTGTAGGCAAGAGCGGAAGTGGTCTTGCCACCCAGCGTCAGCGTGAAGGTTCCACCGTCAGCGGTACCGTCAACGGTAATCACCTGGGTGTAGGTAAGAACCGTAGGCGAGAAGCTGGTGATTTCTCCATGCTTGCCAACGTCACACAGATCGCCAGCTTCGATGTTGACACCGCCGTCGAGAAGAACACCATGCATGTCCTTGCCCACGGGGATGATGATGACACCTTTGATTCCGCTGGTGCCACTACCGATAGTGACAGCCCCGTCTGAATTCAGACCAACGGCGAGAACCTTATTGGCCTGGGTAGCGAGGTCAACATCAGCGGCCAGAGTGCCGCGAAAATTACCAACGTAGGGATCGTACTTGTCCCAGCGCGGCACAGTGGTGAGAGCCATTTTGTCCTCCGTTAAGATCGCTCGTACTGAATAGTATCAGTTTTGGTTTCGTTTAATCTCGCGCAACACGCTTAGCGACTGCCGCGCCCTGCCGCAATTACCGGGAATTTCTTCATCAAGTCGGATCGCCGCGCAGCTTTGTCTGCTCCGCTATTAGGATTGCTTGGCGGGTTCCCGCTATTTCGGGGAGAACTCACATTCCGACTCTGTTTGTCACCGGATGCCTGAGCAACCAACCAGGGCATATCCTTGGCAACACGCTTCGCCGCATTTTCGATTCCCTCAACGGTTGCCGTTCCGTTCTGCAAATCGACCGTAATCTCAAATTCATTGGGATCAATTTCATTGAGAACATGACGAGCAGAATGGAATTGGTAGTCCTTGAGGTTCTGAATAGCATTGATCGCAGCAGTATGCCGAATCACAGCATCCATCTGAGCAATAGTCTGTTGAGCATCATGCAGATCACCTTCAAGCTGCTGCTCACGAGTCTGCTGCGCTCGCTCTGCCTGCTTACGCTCGTTTTCGTACCCCTCGTTCTTCTTCGACAAATCCTTGATCGTCTTCGTCGCTTCAGAAAGCTGCTTCAGAAGATCGGCAACAGCCTCAGGATTTTCAGCAAGTTTCTGAGAAGTGGAAACGTCACCACTTTCCTCCGCAGTAGTTTCGGTTTCCGCAGTAGCAGTGGCTTGTTCGCCAGAGGTTTCCTCTGAAGCTTTCGCTTCCTCTTCCCCACCGAAAAATGGCATTGCCATTTTGGCAAGCTCAAGAGGGGGCAATCCACGTCGATCAATCTTGGCGAAATTCATTCGCTTTGTCCTCACTTTGTCTTGCGGCTCGTTACGCTGCATTCTCAATCCAATCGTTAAATTCACCCGCTGTCAAGCGACGAATGAACGAATCACTCGACTCTAAAACCGGGGTGATGAAGCACCGACACTGAGGGTGCGGTTTTGGTGGAACCTTACTTACGGGAAATACCTTTTTACTATAGGTTTCACAAATCTCTATTTTGTTGGGGTCAAAAGTATGGACTTGGGAAAGATGCCACTGCATTCCCTGAACCCAAGGACGATCTTCAGCCAAAGAAATCGCCGTGGCATGAAACGCATTATTGAGTTCCGTTCTCCCCAAACGAAGAGCGGCGTAGCTCACCCCGCCTGCCGTTGAGGGACGAATGTGCCGACGAACTGTTTTTGCGATATCCCTGGCACTGTCGCCCCGTAAAATTCCAGAGTTCACGTCCCGCTGGACCCAGCGGTTAGCTAACGCTCGTGTTCGATAAACTCGCTGGGAAAGGATTCGCTCTGACTTTGTGATTCTGTTGACTGTGTGTGCGACTTGGATTTTTGCTTGCAGTCTTTGTGACGCAATGAAATCATCCACAGCACCAGTTGAGCCAAGAGCAGCACGCAAAAAGTCACGATCCGTGCTAGTAAATCCATCAACTGCTGCAACAGCTTCTTGCTTTTGCCCATCAAAAATGATGGGAGTGACTTGCCCGAACACGTCATTGAGAACTTCCCTCACTACTTTCATTACCGCTCGTACTTGAGCGGTTCGCACAACAGAAGAAAACGTAGTCTTCTTTTCCAGCGCATTGATTTTTTTCTGAGCGTCCTCGGCTCCCTCTACCAAAACGGTTCTAATTTTTGTATCGGTTTTTGTTTGTACGGCAATGTACCGATTCAACCACCTTTGCCGCAAAACATCGAAGTCAGTCATCAGCCAACTTCCATTCAAGAACTTCTTCAGAGGTCACAACAAAGTACCTCCAATTAAGTTGTGGATTCGGCCATCCAACGATATCTCGTGGAGAGGGCCACGGCACGTTATTAGGATGAGTATGGAAAATTCCCAAAACAGAAGACTCTAGAGTGTTGTAAATTCGTTCTAATGCAAGTTCTGTTTGCTCACCGTGCATCAAAAAATTCATCTTTGGATACTGGTGAATATTGTCTACATAGTAAAGGTCTTGATTTTCAGCCTCAATAAACCCGCACTGCTCAGTTCGTTTGCGGCCCCAGTCAAGCAATAGCTCTTTTATTGTCGATTCAAAAAGCGGAGGATCGCCATTCCACACTCGCTCAGTTCTTCGACCCTTTGTTGAAATCAGATGGTTTCGATGCTCAGGGTGAGAAGGGTCCATTACTCCCACTTAATCGGAAGTATTAATGACGGCTTCAAGCTCCTTGACCTTTTCGATAAGCTCCGCATTGGCTCGTTCAAGCTCAGCGACACTGCGCCCCAAACGATCTACCACCAGCATAATGCCTTCCACGTTCTCTCCTATTCTTGGGAATCAACTTCATCCTAGCTCATTTTAGCTCGCCCGAACCAGCAGCATGATCCCATTGTCGAGAATGGACCCGGCGGTGATGGACGACGGCAACGAGGTCTGACCATCCAACTTCCCAGCCAAACGTGGAGCGGAAACATGCAGCCCCCAACGGCCACCCATGCCCTCAACCGAACCCACACTGTTGGAAGTGACAAGAAGATAGCCAATTGCGTATGCGTTACCCGCCACCAAATCAACAGAATCGCTCAACGCTTTAGTTTTATCGGTCCACGCAGACGTAAGCAGATCGGTGTCATTAGTAGTTGATTCCAACAACGTCAGGTTCCCGCTGCCGTCCACCGAATACAAACCTAGTTGCGCCGTGGTAGCTGCCCCGCCAGCATCCCTCACATAGACGGTCAGGTCGCTGACAGTCCTGTTCTCCTGCGGATACAGGTAGGTCAGGTGGAGGATGTTGGAGTGGTAGTTCCAGCCAACGTCACCGACAACGAACCTGGGGATAGTGAGAACACCGCTGGCTAGCTCAGTCTGGAACGCCGGGTGCGGATCAGGCAGAGCAGACACCGGAAGGTTTGTGATGGTGTTACTGCTGCCGCTGATCGTCTTACCGGTGAGAGTTTCAGTGCCGGTCTTGGTGGCGTAACCCGAAAGATCGGGGGTGCCTGTCACATCTGAATACGCACCAGTGGTAGCGACAGTGGCAAGGTCACCTGGCTGCACAGCAGAGTCGGCTAGCGCACCCTGAGCGGAAGTGGCTTTCCCGGCAAGGTCAGAAACGAGACTAGTGACGGCAGACTGGGAAATGTTAGAAATTGTATTGCTGCTAGCATCAATGGTTTTATTCGTCAACGTCTGCGTACCGGAAACTGTTACAGCAGCAACAGAATTAATCTTTACGATTCCCGTACCCTTTGACACTAGATCAAGAGATACGTTCGCATCCGAACCGGCCACACCCAACGTCGGATCACCGACACCAGTAGCGCGATTGGTGAACTGGAAGTAATTGACGGCACTCGCTACCGGGCTGAACGTCAACATGTAGTTGGCGTTGATATCTTTAACGATCCCGTCAACGATCTTTGGCCCATTCAGATTTGACGAGTTGATAGTTTTGTTCGTTAATGTCTGAGTATTAGTCAGGGTGACAACTTCCACCCCATTGGCCTTGACCTTTCCCGCACCCTTACTAGTGATGTTGAAATCGTGGTCCGTTGACCCGCCTGCCGCAGCCAAGGTCGGAGTCTGCCCAACCGGAACATTGATCGTCATGGCTCCGGTGCCACGCATGGTGAAGATCATGCCGACATTGGTCGCGGTACCTTCAGCAGTGAGGTCCAGCGTTCCATCACTGGCATTGGAAAGACTCAACCAGCTATTAGGAGAAGAAGCCGCGTAGAACTGAAGAAGCGGATATCCAGTGCTATCAGCAATATAGTTACTGGAAGCAAAACGCGGTGCGCTGAGAGTGGGGCTTGTTAGGGTTTTGTTTGTTAATGTTTCCGTTCCGGTTTTTGTTGCATAGCTGGAGAGAACTGGGGCACCCGTCAAGTCAGCGTAAGCACCGGAAAACAACGCTGGCTTTCCCGTTAAATCTGAATAAGCCCCGGTAGTTGCCACTGTAGAAAGATCGCCAGGTTGAACTGCACTATCAGCGGTGGCTCCCTGAGCCGCTGTTGCATAGGCAGTGCTATCCGTTGCCGCCGCACTTCCCAGCGTCGGCTTGCCCGTCAGGTCGGCATACGCACCAGAGAACAGAGTCGGCGTACCGGTCAGATCAGAGTACAACCCTGAGGTAGCTACCGTAGCGAGGTCGCCAGGTTGAACTGCGCTGTCGGCAGTAGCCCCCTGTGCTGCCGTAGCGTAGTCGGTGCTTGCCGTAGCAGCAGCCGAACCCAGAGTCGGAGTACCAGTCAGGCTGGCATAGGTGCCGTCGAACAACGTTGGCTTGTTCAACAGATCGGCATAATCTCCGCTTGTTGCCACGGTGGACAAATCTGCTGATTGAAGAGCAGTATCCGCTTTTGCCCCTTGTGCAGCGGTTGCGTAATCAGTGCTGGCAGTTGCCGCCGCAGTGCCCAATGTTGGGGTTCCAGTGAGGTCACTGTATGCCCCGGTAGTAGCAACATTCGCTAGTGTATCTGTAAAAACGAGATTTTCTGGAACATTGAACAATTCGTTCCAGTCGGAGGTACCTGTAACTATGGCAAGGTCATACTCGACGTTGTTCTGAACAGGGTTTTCAATCACAACGTCCAACTGAAGAACCCCGTTCACTATCTCAAGGTCAAGGTCAACTGACATCTTTTCGGTTCACCCTCCCAATCACAGGAGCCTTATCTTTACCCGAAACAGTGAACTGAAGCTTCCACAAGCTTCCCGTCTTCACACCCTTGACGGTTTCGTCGTCAATAGAAAACTGAGCCTCGTGCCCAGAGATGACAGCCGGAATAACTATTTCGTCGGCTTTATCAACATTGAAAACAATCTTAGCACTAGTGCCATCAGCATAATCAATGTACTCCTGCGTATCAGGGTCTTTTCGATTAATGACAAACGAAATATCCTCCCCGCTCCACAGCGGGAAGTTCCGAACCATTGGTCCCTGAAGAAAGTCAGCCATTTATCAACCCATCATAATATTCAAGTTGCGCCGTCTTTCAGGACGCGGCTTTGTTTCCCTCTTTTTGTTCAACTTCCTCGCATGTGCATCATATCGTTTCAAAGCACTTCTCGACCCTTGCGGCGACACCTTATGCCTGCCACGCCGAACAATCACTGTTGGGCCGACACCCCTTGACGTACCCAAACGAGCCTCAACATTATTCACTGAAGCCCTAATCGCCGGATTCGTCACCACCACATTCCGCTTCAGATACCGGCGCAACTTTGCACGACGAGTTCCCTTGGGAGCCAAAGCATTCAGTGCCCGATCAACCTGCCGATCAATGGCACCCTTCTTATGAGTATTTTCAATACGGAAATACCCACCGGTCACCGCTCGCTTGCGAGTACCAGGAATGATCGCGCCAGTGTTATGACCGATTGTAATGGAATGCTTGTTAACCCTGGCATACGGAACAAAGTTCGCTTTGAAACCCTTTTTCCCTATCCCACGATTTTTTGAAGACGAAGCCTTACCACGATTTCTTGCGGCTTTACGTCCACGACGACGCTCCGCAGAGATTCTTGTCGCCTTTTTCTGTGCCGCTATCTGCGCCGCAGACCTGGCTTTTTTCCATTTTGCCATTACACCCACGGTCCTTGCTGGAAGTTAGGCTTATAACCCCTGCGTTTGCGAATCTTTCCCCTGATTCTACTCACCGAAGTTTTCGCAGACCTGAAATCACGAACAATCAAACGGGGATTATCAGCGTATTTATTAAGCCGCTTCGTTGCCACAGCCCCAGCGAAAACCCCGGTAGCGGCAAGCCCCGCCTTGGCGTACTGCTTGCGCCGACGCTTCCTGGCCGACGCTTTCTGCGCCTTCCGCAATGCTGCCCTTCGTGCCGCAGTCATCCTGTGGCGAGCCATTAGAAATCAAGCTTTCCACGTTTGGCAAGTTGATTGAAGACCCACTCTTTATAATCTTCGGCACTACGCGGCGGGGCAGCAGGGTCGCGCCTTCTCAGGGTAGATTCCCCTGTAATACCAGGAATCTTGAGATTCCTTCTGGCTGCCCTCCCTCGCAAATTTTTCTGGACAGAACCATCGGCAATCATCTGATTGAGAATGGCAACCTTCTGAGCCTGAGTGAATCCTTCACCACCGCCAGTAGCTCGCACTTCGCTAGCCCTGCTGATGATCTTCCAAGCTTTCTTTTGAGAAAGTTTCTTTCCGAAAACCAGTGCGCGAGGAACGCCCCGCACTTCAGTCTGACCGGTTTTCTTCTCCCGCTGAAGCTTGCGCCACTGACGATTCCACTGACGATTGGCACGCTCCCACGCACTAGGATCGGCAGCATTTTGCAGAGCTTCAGCCTCTTCCCACGAAATCTGAGGAATGACCGTGTGGGTATATCCCGACGTATCGCGCTGCGGCCTGGGAGTATGTTTGTGTGCCCACGGCGAATGATCCCAACCGGTAACATTGCGCCGTGGCTGCGGAGTGCTTGCCCCCGCGTCAGGGCCAGCCCCCCTCCTGAAGCCCTTCGTCAAACCACTGTGAACCCGGTTGGCCTCTTTCACCAAAGGCTGCACAGCAGCCCTTGTCTTCGCTGCGGTCTTGGCTCCCGCTTTCTTGATGGTGGCGGGATGCTTGACCCCCAGGTAGGCACCAGCCCCCACACCAATAGCAACCCCGGTACCGATTGCGGCACGCTTGATGACCTTATTCCTGCGACGTTTTCTTGCAGAAGCCAACTGTGCCTTACGCAGCGCAGCTTTCCGCTTCGGTGTCATTTTGTAATACGTGCCCTTGGCACGGTAATATCCGCGACTCACGAAAAGTCAACCCTTCCCGTTTCGCCCAGAATCCTTCGGACCAAAGGATTAGTGGCAGAACTCTTTGACCTGGCCCACGATTTGTACGGCCCGTATCGACCACCCCCAAGATAATCGTAATGGGGATTGTTATAACGATGGTCTGCCGGGGTAGCCCCCTCATCACCAGGCTTGACCGGTGACCAGTTTGGATCAGACTTACCCTTACTGGAAACATGCGAGAAAGGATCAGAAACCGCAGGCTTACCGCGCTTTTTACCCTTTTTCGGTGCCCGAATCTTCTCTACGTTCCTGCCGTAAACAGAACCTTTTGTCAACTTCTTATGCTGGTAAGTGGCAACGAATCGCTTACCCCTGAGAGCAGGAGAAGCGATAACAGTCTTTTTTGCAACAGTAAGACCGAATTCGTCGGTCACCACCATGGGCCGAACGTATCCGGCACCCTTGGCCGATTTCCCCGTCAAGGGGTTTGATTTCCGAACAGAAAGAGTAGACCCGCTCAACTTATGCCGCGCCACCAAGGCACCACCCAGCAGAGCTACCGCACCACCGGTAGCAGCAACTTTTGCCACCCTTCGCTTAGTGGACTTTTTACTGGAACCGCCCCTCCGACGTTTCCGCGCAGAAATCTGCTGAGCTTTACGAAGAGCGGCGCGACGTTTAGCAGTGAATTTATATCTACTCACTTCTTTTTCTTCCTCGACTTCCGCTTTCCCTTGTCATTCGTGATATACCGCTGATGCCTGTCAGCAGGGCTATAAATCTGTCGCTGAGAAAAATCGTGTACCCCGCGTTGCTTCTGAATGAAGTACGGTATGCCACCCTCTTTTGCTTTAAACGCTCCCCTCTTAGGGCGAGTAATCATATTCCGGTTCCCACGCTGCCGACCGTTGACGGTGACCACACCACCACCGACTCTCGTGGAAGACCTCTTCCTTGGCGTAGGTGCCGGTCCCAAAGCGGGGGTGTATTTCACGAACCTTTTGTACGCTCTTCTGTATTTGAAATTTGTTACACCTTTGCTCACATAGTATCCCCCACCAACCCCACCAACGATAGCTGCCGCGCCGACTGCGGTATTCTTTGCTGCCTTGCGACGACGACGCTTCCTGGCACTGGCAATCTGAGCCTTGCGAAGAGCAGCCCTTCTGGCTGCCGTCATTTTGTAATAGCGGCGAGCCATCATTTCTTCTTTCTACGAGGACTGTAGGTGTAGGAAAAAGTATAAGTGTTTTTTCCGACCCTTTGCTGCACCTGTCTAATCTGACCCGTACTGAGATTGATTTTTGTTTTCTTCGGCTTGAAAGGTGCAAAAGGAGTAGACCTTCTACTAGCACCAACTTTGTGCGGATTGTAAGCGGTGATTCCACGGCCAAAAAGATTCGCAGCCTTGCCTACACGACCATACTTTTGCGCTCGCATAGCGCGAATTGTGGACAGGCTTTGCACAGAACTAGAACGCCGACGATATCGACGCGGTTGCTTGTGCGGTTTCAGTGTTGAGGCATGAAGATAATCGTCATCAAATTCAGCCGCAAGTTTCGCTCGTGCGTTCCACGCCTTGTATTCCAAATGTTTTTTCTGAGCAGCCTCAACTCTGCCATTGTAAGTTCGATACCCAACGATAGCTGCTACTGCTACTCCACCGACAACAGCAGCTTTTTTCTTACGAGAAATTCCTTTTCTACGCTTACGCGCAGAAACCTTTTGGGCCTTACGGAGAGCAGCCCTACGTTTCGCAGTAAAACGATAGCGAGCCATTACCAAACACCCTGTTTCCTGACATACCCCGCTGCCAGGGCCGCACCGAACAACCCACCGGTTGCCAGAGCAATCCGCTTATTCCTTGTGGCACGACGATTCGCAGCAGCGAGTTTTCCTTTACCCTTGCCCCGCCTCTTGCGTGCAGAAATCTTCTGGGCCTTGCGTAACGCTGCACGACGTTTAGGAGTCATCCTGTATTTAGCCATAATCGCCCCTCCTGCGACGAGCGTTTCGCTTTTTACGAAGTCTTCTTTGTGCCCTTACTTCAGCCCCGGCGATTTGGGCAAACATAATACCTTTCCTGATCTTGCCAGGGAATCGGAAAGCATAGCCCTCTGGATCGTAAGACTCTTTGTACCCGGTGGGGAAAGCCTTCCGGTAACCGTAAGCCTGAAGTGGACCGGCACGACGAACACGAACTTTCTTCCCCACGAGATGCTTCTCGTGAATGCTGTACGCATTCTTTCTATGAGTGATATTGGGATCGCGCTGAGCGTGTTTCTTGAACTCCTTGCGCTTCATCTTCACAAGGACAACCCGATTACCGAACATCTTCGTGGTATTACGGTCCTTGGCAACGAAAACGTGCCCAATCGGCTCGTCAAAATACTTATGACTGTATGAACCTGGCACAACACCACGCAATCCATTTTTCTTGATGCTGGCAACATTTCGCTTATCCGTATTGTGATACAAATAAACGTTGTTGTACCGGTGCGTCCCATACGCTGCTGCTGCCGTAGCCCCGCCGATTACGGCGGCAGTTTTGTACTTTTTCTTGTGACGCTGAAGATGCGACCGTACCGGACCTGGCGTGCGCCGACGAATCGTGGATTTACTTCCTCCACGACGACGTTTTCGCGCAGAAGCCAACTGCGCTTTTCTCAGCGCAGCCCTCCTTTTCGGAGTCATCCGGTATCTAGCCATCAGTACCCTCGTACTTTACGAGTGCTGCTCCCCCGACGAGGAAGGGCTGGCTGAGCGACCCTCACCGACGAGGCGTAACCGAAGTTGGCACGCGCCATATTCCGTTTAGCGGCTGCCCGACGAGCGCGACTCTGCCCAT